AAAAGCAAAGAATAAACATTACATAAACAAGATACTATCTGTATACAATTCATTAGTATCATAAAAAAAGCCTCCTTTTTTAAGGGAGGCTTTTTTAGACCTATAATACTGAGACTATAGGGGGGAAAATTCTTCTTTAAGGGGCTCATTCTAGACTGAGTTACCACAACCTAAGCGTGCAGAGCGAGGGATGCAGGAGAAGACAGTTATTTTGATAACCTCTTTTGTTTAAGAGGCCACATCTTACTTTTTAATCTAGCAGGTGTATCAGCTTCTTTCATGTAATTACCATTGACTGGTTTAGGAGGAGCCACCTTAGGAGCTGGTCTTGGTGTACCTGATCCTTTAGCTTTACCTGCAGTCATTGGTTTTACTGATTTTGCTGCTTTGGTAGTTACCTTAGCTGATTTCATTAAATACCTTTTTTACTTTTAGAAGCTTTTACTAAACCTACAGCTTTTGTAGCTTTACCTTTGGTGTTCTTACCAATTACATCTTTGTAAGATCCTAATTGAGAAGAAGCTTTTCCAGAAGGAGCTTTGAGCATACCTGTTTTCTTTGCCATTTTATTTAAGTTTTAATTATTAACAACCATTTTTACATTTACCACCCATTTTCATTTTGCCACCTTTCTTCATTGTAGGTACCATAGAAGCAGCGTCACCACCATATTGCATTTTCTTCTTAGGTGTTTTACCAGCTTTCTTCATAGCAATTGCTATTGCAGCTTGTTTTTTAAGAGCAGCACCATTTTTAATAACACCACGTCCTTTAAGAATGTCAGCTTTAGTAATCTTACCATCTTTGTTTAAGTCAGGGAAAGAACCACCAGATTTAGCCTTTTTAATTTTACCACCAGCTTTCTTTTGTGCATATTTCTTTTCAAATTCTGCTTTACTCATGTAAGTGGTATCACCTTTGTTAACTACACCATACTTCTTAGTGCCTTCACCAACAGCAGGAGCTTTATCTACACGAGGTTTAATCTTACCTGCAGTTATTGCATTGATTGTTTCTAACATCTCACCTCTGTTGTACATCTTAGTAGTATCTGAATCACGTCTTTTCTTTAAGAACGCAGCCACCTTAGGATCTACATTTCCACCACCTTGATATTTTTTAATCTTTGCCATTTTGATTATTTTATTTTAAATTTAGCATTTCCATTTAGTCAAATACATCAAACTCTTGGTTAACATATTCATTATACTCTTTAATATCATCTGGCTCTAAACTATTAGCTAGAAGATATATCCTAGCAAACTCTAAAAGATCAGGGTCATCTCTAAAGTGACCAAGTCCTTTATTACAATGATTACAGAGCATTCCTCTTATTGTGTTTGTTTTATGACAGTGGTCTACAACTAAGTCTTCTTCTGAACCACAAATTACACATTCTTTTACAGTTTCTATAATTTCTTTTAAGTCTTTATCAGAAATCATTGATCTATATAATCCTCTTCTTGTTTCACTTCTATAAGAAGCTCTACATTCTTTACACCAGCTATCAAAACCAGATTTAGTTTTGTTATGTAAAGGAAAATACTCTTTAGTTAAAGGCTTTTCTACTTTACACTTAGTGCATTTTTTTAGCAATTCCATTTTCTTAAAGCTAATGCTTTTCTAGTAGGTTTACCATTAGGTTTCTTCATAGGTCCTTCAACTCCTGACATTCTTGCACAAAAGCTTTTTCTTCTCTTAGCAGGTTTGCTATCAGGATCTAGTTTAGAAGGCTTTGTTGTAACAGCTGTCTTTAGCTTAGATCCAGGATTAGCACGTCTATAACTTGCTACACCTTTTGCGTTGAGTCCTCCTGCAGGATTCTTACCTTCTTTACGTTGCCAAGCTGGTGTCTTACCACCATTCTTTAATGATGTACCATCTTTCTTTATAAGATGACCATTAGGAACAGGAGTTATAGCACCTTTTATAGCTGTAAGAGTATCTCCATTTCTGAGAACTCCTTTACCTACATAGGCTTCTGCCTTCTGTGGGTTATAAACTTTTGTTTTAGGAATTCTAGCCATGTTATTTAGCTTTACGCTTTGCAGCTATACGTTTGAAAGTTTTAGCAAGAGCTTTGGCTCTGCCTGTACAACCAGGTTTAGTAATAGGAGTGCATTTACCTTCTGTACCTCTAGCCTTAATAGACTTAGATACTTTCTGAATCCACTTACCATCCTTGGCTTTAGATGTTTTACCCACTACTTTATTTGCTCTCTCATTAGAATAAGACTTTTTTTCTTTTTCTTTAAGATACTTAGCAGTTTTTTCATTTATAATTTCCTGATTTCTTTTTGAAGCTTCATTATATCCTCTTACTTTAGCTCCAGATGGAGAAGGATATTGTTTAATAGTTTCACCTTTTAGTTTTGTATCAAAACCTTCTCTATAATCACTACTATCTTTAGAAGTTGGAGTTTTTAAAGACTCCCAGCCCTTTCCTTTTATATTACTATAATTAGGCTTTAATGTTTTACCAGACTGAGCTTTTTTAATTGTAGCCATGATTATTTCTTTTTAGCTGCTTTCTTAACTAATCCACCAGCTTTAGCTTTAGCTTTAGGAGCAGATTTTTTACCTTCAGTCTTTTTTATGTACTTATCAAAAGAAGGTAGTTTATCAAAACTTTTCTTGTCAAAGATTAGACCTTTAGGTTTAGGAGCATACTTGCCCTTACCAGCTTGTTTATCTAAAGCATCAGCCATGTCAATATCTCGTTTGTCTTGAACAGACTTCTTAATAAGCTTGCCTGTCATTTCACCACGAACCATTCCTTTAGGAACTCCAGCACCAGTTTGTGCTTTCTTAATTGTTGCCATGTTATTTCTTTTTAGAAGATTTTAACTTAGGAGCCATCTCACCACTACGTTTTTCTATTAATTCAGACTCACGCTTTAAAGCAGCCTTTCTAAAACCTGCAGGGTTGATTTCTTTATGAGCAGGTGTCTTCTTATCAAGACCATAAGACTTCTCAGAACGTCCCATTTTACCACCATCTTTCATACTAGTGGCACCAAGTTCTTTATCTTTCTTTAATTTAGGAGTCATTCTAGCATTTGCTAAAGTGTTTTCTTGAACTTTAGTCCAAGCACCCTGAGGGTCAATAGGACCTACACGCTTATCAGAAGCTTTCAATCCTGACATGCTACCCATGCCAGCTTTTTTTACCTTTGCCATTATTTTTTAGTTTTAGCTTTTATTTTCTTTTCTTGTTTCAGCATAGCTGGAGTTGGTTTCTTCCCAGATCCTTTAGCAGCACGAATGTTATCCCACAATCCACGTTGAGATGTAGAACCATCAGCACGTTTGATCATTTCTTTTGCCATTATAATGTACTTTTAGGGGTTTCTTCAACTTCTTTAACAATACCTGCTTCTACACCTCTAGCTAGAACAGACTCAATAGCACCTGTTGCTCTATCTGCTAAGAAGATGGCATGTGCTTCTGGTGTATTTGTAATAGCACGTAAAGCGTTTAATATAACACCAAACTCTCCTCCAGAGATGGTAAAGTTATGTTCTGTTGACCATGTATATTTCTTACTAGGGTCATAACTTGGGGCTTCATTAGCCACGTCTACTTGGTTGATTTCTTCTGACATAGTTATAATTTTTGTTTAACTACAAAGTTATGTATAATTTAATTACTATCCAAATTTATTTCAAACGTGATGGTAGCAGAGCTTTTGATGCTCTTGCTTAGATCCAGTTTGATATGAAATAGATTGTGGAATTTTAATAGTTCTTCTAACAGCATATTATTATACTTGGGCACAGATGCAGCCAATCTAAAATGATAAGAATGAGGATTTTTAACTATTTCTAGTGTAGAAAGCTCATCCACTGATGCAATAATTCCTTCAAGGTGAGCAAAATAAGCAAGTTCGTTATCTTGCATCACCTCAGGAAAGAATTTCTTGTTAATCTGCATTAAGACAAGGTTAATAAATATTTAGTTTTTGCTGCTTCGCCACTCAATGCATCTGCTAAGTTAGCAATATCATGATAGCTATTTACTTCACCATATTTTTTCAAGTTACTAGCAAAGTCCATAAGAGCTGTTACAACTGATGTAGCATCTACAGCACTAAGTGCTTCTATCTTATATACTCCAGGACGTTTACCACAATAACCCATTATTTTTTCTATCACACCATCTTTGAAATCATGTACATAATCATACAATCCCCCTAAAGCTTGGTGTTCTGCATAACTCTTTGTTTGCCAATGCAATAGATGCAATTGCTCATGGAAATACGTAAGCTTCCCAGCTATTGTTTCCAAGTTTAATTCTCCTGATTTCATCATCTCATCAGGGAATAATGATTTTGCCATTGTTAGTTGGTTTAACGAGGTTCTGTAGTTGTTGTACTGGTGGTACTAGTAGACGTACTAGTAGACGTACTAGTAGAAGTAGTTGTTGTTGTAGGTGTTGCTGTAGTAGTGGTAGTAGTAGTTGTATTACTAAAACTTACTTCAGGATCAAAACTAGAACATGTACAACCAGCTCCTGCTGTAATAACTGTTGTAGTTCCTGCTGCATCTGCTGCAGATATAGAACCAGTTACAGCACATATAGTGGCTACTAATAAATTGCTACCAACTAAGTTTACAGTTTGTGTGCTGTTGTCAACACCAGATCTGTAAGTGATAACTGTTGATACAGCACCTTCAGCAGTTGCTATAATTTGATAAGAGGTACCACCACTGTTACACTCGTACCCTTGTACTTGCTGCCAGTTACCCACTTTTGGTTTTGTTCGTCTAAGGATTAAGCTCCCTGCAACTACTCTGCCACTACCATCGTAGCGGACATAAGCTTTAAGATCACGATTGTTACTTCCCATTGTTTAAATTTTATGGTTAATAGTTAAGGTTATATTTTTGTTTCAATTCTAATAATTGTTGTACGTAATAATGATTAGCGTGTTTTTTAGAACCTTCATCATTTAATACTACGTCTAAGTGTGTATCTTTAAAAGGATCTTTACCAGCGTGATATGCTCCTTTATAGAAGGCAGGATATCCCATACTGTTTTGTCCTGTAATTCCTGCATTGTGTAGAAGTGTTGTTCTATCCAGTTTCTCAATTGGATCTGAAGACCAACAAAATTCTAATTCAGGAATGTTCTTAGTCTCTTGTTCTCTAAGCCAAATGTTCCATAGCACAGCCCACATATCTGCACACCAGCTTTGAAACCCTTTGTTCTCATCTTTAAAGAACTGTTTGTTTATGTTCTGAAGATATGTACGAATAAGTACAGAATCATTCATCACCTTCTTCCAGAAGTCAGAATCTATGTTCTTAAGGAAGTATTGAGCTCCTCCTGAATGTTCATTGTTAGCTTCAGCTATTTCTCTATTGATGCCCACCAAGCTTGTAATTTCAGCTAGAACATCTCTAGTTTTGTATTCTTCAAGCTTCTCTGGAAGCACATCTCTCACTTTACTATCAAAATATGAAGCATTGATATAACTGTTTGTATCAGATAGATAGTTTATATCATCATCTTTAAACTCATCAATGTTAAATTTATCTGTAAATATGACATCACAATCACAGTAAAACACTGCTTTGGTGATCATATCAGGATTGTCCTGAAAATACCTCATTAAGCAATAGGGACGTAGAATAGGAATATACACTCCTAAATACTGACTAACGTCTCCTGTATCCTTGTAGAAAGCAAACTGTGCTTCTGGATACAGCTCCATTATCTTCTCCCATTTACCATTGTATTCTCTAAAACTAGGTGTGTACACTAAAACAATTGCCTTGTCTGAGTGCCCAAGCTTCTTCAAGCTTTCTAACCATAGATGTACCTGCCATGTGTAGTAGACATCATCTGGCTGGGCACAGATAAATTTAAGATCCTTCATATGTAGTTTTTGTTGGTTTCTCTTTATTAAGGAGTAGCTGTTGTTGTTGTACTAGTTGTACTAGTTGTGGTAGTATTAGCAGCAGTCACTCTAATCAATTGTTCTAATTGCTTAGATATTTGCCAAAGCAAATTATCTGTAGTACTCCAACCTATTTGTCTTGATGGTATTGCCATTATATTAATATTTTATATTATCCTACTTGATTTACTGTTACAATTAATCCAGGAATAGCAGGAATATCTCCTGAAGCTACAGCTGATGTAATTGCTATTGCATTATCTGCATTACTGTTTATTTCCCACTTAAGCTGTACATATTCATTAGCCACTGTTGTCTTAAAGAAAAAGTTCCATGCTGGTACAACATATATAGAGTTGGAAGGAAATCCTATTTGTGAAGCACTAATAGGTACACTTACACCATTTTGTGCTAACCAAATATGAATATGTGTAGCAGTGTTACCACTATTTTTTACCATCTGAGCACTAAACGCTATATTATATACACCAGGATTAGCTATTGTTATTTGAGAACCAGAAACAAGTGAAACTCCATTGTTCCATGGATCTGAATTATTAAGACCCATTGTAAGAACAGCTCCTGCAACACCTGTTTGAGTAGTAGTGTCATAGAAAGATCCTAAATAACCAAATCCTCCAGCAGCCCCACTTGTTCCTGATGTACCTGATGTGCCTTTTGTTCCTGAAGACCCTGATGTTCCGCTTACTCCTGATGTACCAGAAGAACCTGTCGTACCACTTGTTCCGCTAGTACCAGCGGTTCCACTTGTTCCATTAACACCACTTGTTCCAGAAGAACCAGTTAGTCCTGATGTACCTGACGTACCATTAGAACCATTACCACCAGCAGCACCATTAAGGTTTACACCCCATGAGGTGTAAGTTCCTGATCCTACCACTTCAGAAGGAGCATCAAACACCAAAACCCCTGTAGCAGGGTTGTAGGATATAATCATTGAAACCTGATGGTTACTAATGTTATAAGCTATCAATATATCTTGAGCAACTGTGTATGCCAGTCCTGTACCTACAGTGATGGTTCCACCAGTTCCTAATGTAAATGATGTAGAAGATGTAGTTTGATATCTGTCTCCAGATGCACCAGTTAACCCAGATGTACCAGATGTGCCTGAAGATCCATTTGTACCTGATGTGCCAGCTACGTTTTTGATCAGGGTATCTAAATTAAGCCACCCCTTGTAACCATTACAAGGTTCGCATCTCTGATCCCAAAAACCAGCTTTAATAAACGTAGGCATACTAGTGCAATTAAATAATTTTCAAAGATATGTTACTTTTTACTATTAACAATGAGTATCAATAATTTACAATAACAAATTTAGTTATAAGTGTTTTAACTTTTTTAGTTAGAGGTTTAGAAATATCTACATATTGGTAGTAATACTACTTACCTTGACCTTTATATTTCTTTACTGGTTTGTCTTTTGGACCTTTTGATTTAGCAGCTTTACCACCTTTGCGTTTTCCAAATGTAAGTTTTGTAGAGGCCACTCCTCCTTTTGCTTTTGCCATGTTGATTGTTTTATCTTTTTATAGTGAAGAATTGTAATACTATAACACCAACTAATACCAGTTTTTGAGCAAACTCCCATCCACTATTATCTTTAGCAACAGGAATACGCATATTTAACCTTTCATCATATCTCACTCTATACTGATTTGTAACTGTATACAAGCTATCATATGTTGTTTTTTTCTTATTTATAATGCTGTCTTTTATATAAACATATGTCTTCAACGAATCAATTGTATTTTGATTAGATTGAAAATTATCATTTATAGTGGTTGCCTGCTTTAAGGTCATTATCACTACAGAATCATTTCCTATCTTCTTAACGATTGGATACTGGCAATAGGTTAAATTTGACACCAGTGTCAGCAAGATTGCTATCAAGTTTACTTTTAGCATTAATTAATTCAGATTTTAATGAGCTAACCTCTGCCTTTAATGATACAATTTGGTTAACTGCTTGGTTTACTATTTTTGTTTGTGCTTTGGTAGCACCTTCTTGTACAGCTGCACTATTTTTATTATTTTCTGAAACTTTGCTAAGTAGAGATTCAAACTCTTTATCTTCTTTAACTGTTTCATCAATGTGCTGAGCTGTGGTATATTGACATCCATATAGACTTATTAATATTAAAAATGTTAATGTTCTCATTAGTGTAACTTTTTTATGGCCCCTAATTGTTGTAATGTTTGTAACTGAGTGGTAGTCACAGCTTTAGTGCTATCACTAACTCTTAATGCTTCCTGTACCTTATCTAATCTACCTTCCACCTTTTCAATACGTACATTCTGAGAAGTTGCCTGCTCTTTAAATGTTGTACGAACATCTACGTATAGATATGAAATTGCAATGAGCACCAGAAAAAGGGTGCCCACTATTGGGTTTTTAGCAAACTCCTTAAACGATATAGGTAAAGGGTTTGCTGATATGTTTGTTTCTTTTTTCGCTGCCATTATCTTAATTTGTTTTTGTATTCTAATACAGCTAAACGCTGTTTGATCTCTGCTCTTTCAGTTGCTGCAGCTTCTTTGATATCAGTCATTTTTTGTACGATTTCCATCTTCATATCAGCTCTGCTTTGTGCTGCTGCCGCTCTAATAGCCTCCATCTCAATAGTAGTTCCCTGTGGAGGAATAGCTTTATTTTCAGTAGTTACTACCACTGCTATCTTATTATTTAAAACAGTTATCTGGTTGTTTAAGGTACTCACTTGAGTCAATAACCATCCAATAGCTGATACACAAATAGGTAAAAGTGTGAAAACTAACTTCTCTACCAACCCTGACTTACTTTTATCAGCTGCCAGTTGCTCAGATATCTTTTCATTCCTTTCTTCTTGTGTCATTATATACTACCATTTAAAAGGTTATTGTATTCATTAAAATGTTTTATACGATCTGGTAGACCAATTGTTCCACCATTAACACGCTTAGTCACTTTGGTTACCACTGCATCTGTAGCCCCCTCGTCAGCAATCTTATGTAATCCATTCTTATGGAAGAACCAAGCTGCAGATAAAAGTGGGTACTTTGTAGCTACAAGATCAGGGTTAGCTAGGATATCCTCCTCTACAGTCTTGTCAAAAGCAGCGTAGTTATCCTTACCTGTTAATTGTATATAACCACGACCTCTAAACTTATAACCTTCACCAGAAGCCTGAGGACCGTTACCCATACGATTAGCATAGACAACGTTAGCAATCTTTTCAGGCTTACGTTCGTACTCTTTAGCACTTATAGCTGTAAAGTATTTCTTAAAGATGCTCTGTAAACCAGCAGCACCATAGTTTAAGTTCTCTGTAACAGCTTTGAATCCACCTGATTCATGTCCTGTTTGTGCTAGAAAATGAGCTAAACGTAAAGGAGTATTAATCTCAAACTTCTCTACTACACCAGGGATTTGTGCAATCACTGTGTCAGGAATATTTCCTTTTAACTTTTCTATGTTCATAGTTATTTAATTTTCCAATAGCTACTCAACCCATATATAACTTGACTATTGTTGTTTAATCCAATATGTAAACCAAATATCTTATCTCTCTTACTCTTGTAAAGCACTCCCCCCTGTATAGTTTGAAGTTCTATTTGTTTATTACCAGTGACACCCCCACCCATAAATAAAGCTCCCTTAGAAGGAGCCTGCTTAGTAATAGTAGTGGTTGTATGGATAGTAGGTATCTTATAGTTATAGTTATAAGATCTATTCTGTAAGTTGTTTTTATGTACTGTATCAGCTATAGCTACATATCCCAATGTGTCTAGCTTTAACGTATCAGTGTAGATGTTCTTTGCCAAGTAAGCAATCACCAAGGAATCATATTGTGCTTTGAGCTTAGGATAGGATGTATCAGCTATGTATTCTGAAGGAGTTGAAATAGTGTCATGTATTGTCTCTTTGATCTTTAACTTCTTGATAATCAATGAGTCATGAACCTGCCAAGCAGTGTCATGTACAGTTACTATTTCAGACTTTTTGTCTATGTAAGTGCACCCATCATTTTGAAAAAATATAAATGCTAGTAAAACAAAAATTATGACACTAAGTAGTTTATTCATTATCTTCAGTTTGGTTTCTCTTATTAATAAATTTATCTACAGAAGCAATACCAAAACAAGCTATAGTTAAGATTTTAAATGAGTCATATATGAATTCATTTACTAACAATGGTTTATTCATAGCCCCTGTAACAATATCTGTCAAAGCAAATACTATCATGATTAAAAAAGAAGCAAAACCAATTACAGCTTTCTCATTAATTGAGTTGCTGTCATCAAATAGATCAGAAAAGAATTTCTTCATGTTTTTCGTTTTTAGTTGTTTTTCTATTATTAGGTAGGATGGCATAGCTTGCTAATTCTAATTCTCTATTAGGAAGATCAAAAGGAATAGAAGCTGTTTTCTTATAGATAATTCTTTCTAGATTATCTATACGTGTTTTGTCTACATTAGACTGAGCCATTAGGGCTTTGACATCTGATTTGATTTCAGTAACATCGTTCCAAATCATCATTGCTAGTATTGATACTAAGCCAGGGAAAATCCAAACTTTGAAGGTTCCAACTTGTTCTTTCATCTTGTTTCAAAAATGACAATAGCATGCCCTTCCCTAACAGGGAGAGTATGCTATATAGTTTAAAAATGGGGGTTATTTCTTCAGACCATACTTAATCCATTTGTACCAAATACGTTCATGGATAAAGTATTGAATAGGTTTGTATATAAGTTCAGCCACCCCAAAGGCAGCTCCTATCTTAATGGATTTGCTAATCCACCACATAAGCAAGAAGCCTATTATGGTGCTAATAATCCTGTAACTTATAGTTTTTGCAATATGTCTCTTTAACAAGGGCATAATTAGTGGCAAAGATATGTAAAATAAATGAATTGACCAAATCTTTTTTTTAGTAGGGCTGATAGGATTTCTCCTCTACAAAGTCAGACCCATACTTAATATTAATTTCTTTTTTAATATATGCTCGCTTGTCATTCAATCTATAAACAGATCTAGCTAGGTCAACAAACTCTTCTCCAAAACTACTAGATCTTTCAAAGTCTCTTAGAAGATCTTCCACCTTCCAGAGAAACTGGTTCACCTTAAGAAGTTCATCAGTCATAGGATCATGTAATATCTCAGGATCTATCACTGTGTTTAGGTAGTTTTTTTCCTTGAAAACATTAACCAATTTGTCTTTGTCCTTTATGTTCAAAGCTTTGATAGATAATATTGTCCATTTATCTACCACTTCTCCTATAGAAACTTCTATTTGCATACTAAAAATGTTTGATATTCCACGCAAATATACTAATTTTGTTGTAAATACAATTAATATGCCCAACAGTTATACATATTTTAAGGAAGAAGTCAAGGAATGGTTCAAGAATAATGTTCCTGCTAGTACAAGAATATTAGATATAGGCCCTGGACAAGGTACATATGGTAAGCTTTTAAGTGATATTGGGTATAGAGCTATAGATGCTGTTGAGGTGTGGGAACCCTACATTAGTGAGTATAAACTATGGGAGTATTATGGGATTATATACAACAATGATATACGTGAGTTTGATTGGTCTGAGTATGATTTTATCATCCTAGGTGATGTGTTAGAACATTTAACAGCTGAAGAAGGACAAAAGCTTATCAATGATATTGCCATGGCTAGGAAGCAATGTTTGGTTGCTATTCCATATATGATGGAGCAAGATGGTGAGCAGTATGGTAATACATATGAAACCCACCTGCAGGCAGACCTTACAAAGGAAGTGATGGCAGAGCGTTACCCTACACTAGACTTGCTCTATGCAAATGAGCATTATGGGTATTATGTAAGTAAGAAGGTGGTAGACAAAGCATTTGTACTCTATGCCACAGAAGCCTATTATGATATTGTGACAGCCTGTGTACATTCTCTTACAACATTTAGTCAGTATCCTGTATTTGTTTACATGCTTAACTCTGACAAAAAGGTACCCAGAGCTACAACCATTAAATGGAACTGTGATATAGATCCAATAGAATACAACACCAAAGACCAGTTCTACATCAACAGGACAGATGATAGAATATATAACATCCTCATACAGCGTCCACTGATTGTTATAGACTGTCTAAAGTATGCTGACAGTGTGATGTATGTAGACAGTGACAGTGTTGCTACACCTTTTGTAGACAAAGTGTTTAATTATCCTGTCTCTGAGTATCCCCTGTTTACATCTAGTATCTATGACCAAATGTTTCTGAATGGAAAAGGAGATCTTGAGAAACATATATGTGAACTTCTAGCTATAAAGAGAGGCAGGTATATACAAACAGGATACTTCCTAGCTAGTGTGAGCTGTCTGAAGTTCTTAAAGGAGTGGGCTAACATGTGTACTCATCCTACAATACTAAAAGACTTTAAGAAATACGCACCCTTCCATGAAGAAACTGTAGCCAATGCTGTACGCTGGAAGTATGAAATAGATCAGTCATTACCACTCATCTATACCAATGCTAGCTTGGATGTACTAGAGAACATAGATAAATATGAGTTTGGTAAAGAACATTGGGAATGGTTTAAGCTACCTGATAGTAAGCATGAGTTGTTCTTTTACCATGGAGAGAAACGACCAGATGTAATGTATAAGATGATTGATAGATTGAAAGGTAATAAAAGAGTGTTGTTCCTAGCTCCTCATCTATCTACAGGTGGTATGCCTGCGTTCCTATTAAAGAGAATACAAGAGATAAGCTACTGCACAGACATCTATGTAGTTGAGTACCAATGCCATAGCTTAGACTTTGTTGTACAGCGTAATGCAATCAAAGAGATTGTAGGATCTAACTTCACTACACTGTATGAGAACAAGATGGAACTGTTTGATATTATTGATAGCTGGAAGCCAGACATCATTCATCTGGATGAGCCTGCTGAGAGATATGACAGAGAGATGATTACTAAGTTGTATGATACAAACAGATCATACAAGATTGTAGAGACATTCCATGATGTAGCATTTAAGCCTGAAGAAAAAATCTTTCAGTCAGAAGCATATGCATTCTGTACACCATATCACCTCAATAAGTTTACCAACCTACAAGGTTATACAAAGGTGATTGAGTTTCCTATAGAGGATAAAAGGCCAGATGCTGTAGGTAAAATAATAGCTAAGAATATACTAGAGTTTGCTCCATTCAAGACCAGTGTTGTAAACATAGGACTATGGACCCCAGGCAAGAATCAAGCAGAGGGAATAGAGATAGCTAAGAAGTACCCTCATATGGATTTCCATTTTGTAGGTAATCAAGCTGGTAACTTCAAAGACTACTGGGAACCATTAATGAAAGACTTACCACCTAATGTAAAGATATGGGGAGAAAGAAATGATACATGGAAGTTTATGAGAGCTGCAGATATATTCATGTTCAACAGCACATGGGAATGCAACCCTCTTGTACTTAGAGAAGCAATCAGCTATGGTCTTCCTATCATAGCTAGAAACCTTCCTCAATATGAAGACATGTTTACTAAGTATTTACAACCAATAGATACAGACTTAAACACTATACAAACTAACTATGAAGTACCTACAGAGAATACATTCAGACAAGACTACATAGACTTCTACAACCACGTAGACTCTATTTCTTTACAGCCACAAGATGTAACCATCACACAACACTATGTTGTTAATCCATTCCTTGAGATAACAGGTGTGAGTGATAGTAATTTCAAGGTGGAATTCTATGATGAGCAGGGAGCGTGTCACTACAGTAGTGTGATCAAAACCAACCAGTGGGTAAAGCTAGATAGAAGCTATTACACTAAATGGAGAAGTAAGATATGGCAGGATGATGTTCTTATACATGACTACACATTAGACTATACAGACAAGACTGTCTTCATCTACTTTGATAGTGAGAGTCTTGGAGATACAATTGCATGGATACCATACTGTTTAGAGTTTAAGAAGAAGCACAACTGTCATGTTGTTGTTAGCACATATAAAAACTTCTTGTTTGAGAAAGCATATCCAGAGCTTGAGTTTGTTGCACCTGGAACACCTGTCAATGCTTATGGAGAATACATAATAGGTTGGAGATATAATAAAGACCAAGAGCCTGAGTTGTGTAACACTATACCTCTACAGAAAGCAGCTGCTAATATACTTGGACTACCATATAGAGAAATAAGACCTAGGTTTGCTTATACACCTGTGGAGTTTGAAGACAAGAGTAAGTATGTAACTATTGCTACAAACAGTACAACAGGATGTAAGTTTTGGACTAGAGAAGAGTGGCAGGAGTTAATTAACTATCTAGTGGAGAAAGGATACAAGGTGTATAATGTATCTAAAGAAAGAAATCCATTTGACAGATGTGTACAGATAGAAGATACATCAATGGATAACACCATTAATATGATTTGGAACAGTAAGTTCTTTATAGGACTATCTAGTGGATTAAGCTGGTTAGCTTGGATGATGGGTAAGCAAGTGGTGATGATATCTAACTTCACCAAAGCAGACCATGAGTTTCAATCCAACTGTATAAGAATTACAGATGAAACTGTATGTCATGGCTGTTGGAACAATAAAAACTTCAAGTTTGATAGAGGAGACTGGAACTGGTGCCCAATCTGGAAGGGTTATGACAGACAGTTTGAATGCCATAAAACCATCACAGCAGGTAAAGTTATAGCTTCCCTTCAGTCTTTAATTGCTCTCTAATCTTTGTAGCAGAGATGTCACTTATTTCTTGAGGAGGAACATGTTCAACAACATCATATCCTACACCTCTACCAAAGTTAATAGACTCAATGTCAGGAATGATTATTAGTCTCACTTTGTTTTCTTCAATAAGATCTATTAGTTCTTCTGATAGATTCATCATTATTTGATATGCTGACCAAGGGTTCTTTTCATCTTGCTTAACATCTCGTACACATAGCAAGACCTTCTTTCCCTGGTTTAACTGTTGATCAATTAACCATCTGTGACCTTCGTGCCATGGTTGCCATCTTCCAATGAACATAGCGTAGCCATCTGTCTTTCTATTTCCTTCAGCTAAAATATTCTGCATATACGTTTGATTTGATCCACACTCTTCTCTATAGAAGTGTTAGATGTATTAATAATTGAATCTATATTATCTCTATTTGGAACTTCAAAGTCTTCCACTTTAAATTGATCTCTACCTCTATCTTCTTCATATATAAGATAGATCCACTTAACATCTCTAGTTAGACTGCTTAGATACTGTCTAGCTTCTTCATAAGGATACACTAGTGATAGAACAACATTGTGTCCTTTGTAGCTTAAATACTTTGCTATGTCACTAGCTCTGTTTAAGTTTTTAATCCTACCTTCTCTACTGTAGTCTTTGTTATTAAACATGTCTCTTAAGTCATCACCATCTATGTGGTGGAATCCCTCTGCCATAAACTTTTTAGCTAGGGTTGTCTTGCCTGATGCAGGCTGTCCAAAAATAACTATTATCATTTTGTATATCTAAATTGTTGAAAAAACCATTGATAATTATCAAAGATCCAATTACTAACATCCTTACCTAATAAAGCTTTTGCTTTAGAGGGTACAGGTTCTAATCTAGTACGAATAGTATGGTCACCAAAGCTTCCATACACTTCATCATCTTCTTTAGTTACTTGCTCTATGTTGTCCCAATCATGTTGGTAATATGGAATGCCTAAGTATTGATATATCCTTGTCATCTCTGTATCAGGATATAAACACAAGTCTTCAAATCTAACAAATAACATGTTCTTATCTGTACCCATTCTAAATATCTCTTGTAATCTTTCAATAGCAAGACCAACAGGTTGACTCTGTGCCCATATGTCTATACGTTTTGGAACTGTTGTTCCTTGCATCTGTGCCCAATTGAGAATAGCATTAGCCTTATCAGGATTCTTTCTATAGTTGTTTTCCATAGAAGCAAAGATATCTCTAAGGTCCCTGACCATGCATATAATCTTTGGCTCTGGATGAATGAAGTTTAGGAAGTCATAATGTATTCCCCATCCTCTACTCTTATCTACAACATATTTCTTATCTGTAATAGCATTGTAATAAGCAATCATTCCTTCTTTACAGAATGCTTGGAATGCAGCTTTCATCACCTGTGAGTCTTGAGCTTGAAACTCTGGACTGTCTGTGTAATTACCTCTAGCAGCAAACACCAATTCAAGAACACCACTAGTTGGTGTAGCATATACGTCTGGGTTTTGTGCTAATATGTTTTGTAACAATGTTGAACCTGCTCTTGGTAATGAGCTTTGATAGAATATATTTTCCATATTAAGATTTTAAAGATGCAATAACTTGATCTACATTAAATATTTCTGTTTCATTGTTATATGGAAACTCTAATAGGTTTCCTGATATATCAAACTTCTGCAAGTATGCATTACGTAACTCAGGCTTCTTGGTGAATGGATTACATACAATGTTATCATGTACATGATGTCCAAACACTTTAGGTTTGTTACACACCCAAAGGACTGTAGAAGGTTTATTCATAGCAGCAGCTGCGTGATGGCCAAAGCTATCCATAAACAATCTCTTACTACTAAGTTCTATAAGAACAGCTAGTGCTCTGAAGTTGTCTGTAACAGGAGTGGTGAAGTCATAACCAATCTGATCTTCTCTTCTTATGTGTACAATGTTATATTCATTTTTAAACTCCTCAATAACAGGACCTATAACACATGTAGGGATGTCTCTAGCCCATGAGTATTTCAACTCTTGTCCTGGAGCACCACCATTTGTTTGTAATAATAAAATAGGTTTGTCAGATGTAAACTTCTGACCAAAGAATTTACGTTCTCTATCTGTAAGATAGAGCTTAGGTATGCTACTCTCAGGAGCGTCAATGCCAAACATCTTTGTCCATGTGAGACTCAAATGTTCATTCTGCATAAGATGTTCTGTCTGTATATATGGATCATGTCCAAACACTTTAAACTCTTTATCCTCTATAAAATCTTCATAGAAGTATTGTGTCATACCAAAAGAAAATGAGCGATACACAAAGGGGTTGTTTATAAACACCTCTGGGTAACCGCTCATTACAATTAATTGACTATCAGGATATTGTGTATGAATTGCTTCACATACAGATGTGGCAAGTATACACTTACCTATACCACCATTGATTTGAAAAATGATATTCATAATTTAGCTTTATAAGCAAAGGTATACATTGCTTATAATAAAACCAAATTATTTAATATTATTTTGCTGTAGTGGTAGTAGTGGTAGTTGTAGCAGGAGCACTAGTAGTTGTACTAGTTGTAGTTGTTGAATCTACAAACACTGCTGCAGCTAATGCGTCTAATAAAGCTTGATCAAGATTAGCAGCTTCCACTCTAAATGATTGTGCATCTGGGCTATTAGGTAACCAGTCACTAAACAAAGTGTTGAAGTTATTAATAGCATGATATGTCTTTGGACCTGTGTAGCCTACTGGCTTACCTGCCCATACGTTGTCTATCACTGCTTGTGCTTCTGCTTGTACATCTGCAATAGCTACCTGTACGTTTTGTGTGTCAGAAATTACCTGCACTGTACCAAAACCAAAAATGTGGATTGTATTCCATGCGTTTGCCATAGTTGTTATTTTTTGTAAAGTTAAATTAAATTATTGTTTTTAAGTATATTTTCTATTATTTTTATTCTATCTTTTAAGCTATCATTCTCAGCTTTAAGTTCTTTGAAAGCGTTTACATAAGAAGCATATATGGCATCCTTCTCAAATTGTAGGATTGGACTACCACCTTGTTCAACTATCACCTCAAGACCATTCTCATCCACTCTAGATAGTGGGTTTGTTTCCACTACACAAGACATTACTTGTTGTACTTCCTGTGCTATGAAACCATATTTCTTATGACATGATGTATCACCATTCCAGCAATAGCTTACAGGCCTCAACTTAACAATATCATCTAGACCAAAGCAAGTATCTTGAATAGTATTCTTTCTTCTACAATCAGAAATACCACCACCCCATTGACACAAGTTATTTACAAATGTGTAGTTATTAGCTACACCTGGAATACAAGAACCAATAATGTGAGAGTTAGTTGTGCTATTACTACAGTTATATGTACCACCTAAAATTGTTGACCAAGGAGAAGAAACATTTATTAAATTGCAACATCCACCCCCCATAAACGAACAATCAGCATATGTAAGATTACCATATCCGCCAACTACAACAGAGCGACAACCATTTGCTATATTATATAAACCACCACCTATTGTTGATTCATATCCTGATGCTGTGTTTCCTACACCACCCCCTACAAAAGAAACATATCCTGATGCAGTATTTGAAGTGCCTCCTGTTATAGCACTTCTTGTATTTGAAGCAACGTTGTTTGTTCCGCCTGCAATTACTGACATAGCACCACCTATGGTATTGTTACTACCTCCTCCACCTATTGTAGAACAGTTAGCACTTGCAAAGTTAGAACTACCACCACCTACTGTTGAATTTATTCCTAATGCACAGTTACTTGTACCTCCACCAACAAATGAACGACCACCTGTTGCTCTATTTACATAGCCACCTGAAACTGTTGAATAAGCTCCTGATGAACTATTATTATAACCTCCTCCAACAAAAGCTCTTGGGCTTGTGGCACAGTTATCGCTACCACCTGCTGTTGTAGACCAAACACCTGATGAAATGTTTGCTTGACCACCTCCAACAAATGAACAAGCTCCTGTAGCTGTGTTTGAAATACCACCTCCTACTGTTGAGCGATAAGCTGATGCTGTATTAGAACTACCTCCTCCAACAACACTTGAATAACTACTTGATATATTAGAATTGCCTCCTCCAATAAAAGCAAAATAACAAGAAGCTGTATTATTACTACCGCCTACTACAGAACTTCTATAGAAATTGGCAGTATTTGTGAAACCTCCTCCTACAAATGACCAACCTCCTGATGCAATGTTATATCTTCCACTAAATGTTCCTGAACAACCTCCTGATGCAGTGTTTTGTAATGCACCACCTACAACAGAATGTCCTGATGATGCTATATTTAATTGTCCACCACTAACAGTAGCGTGTCCTGCTGATGCTATATTAGTATTACCGCCTCCAATAGTTGAACAAGCCCCTGAAGCTGTATTTACAGCACCTCCTGCAATAGCAGATGTATCTCCTGAAGAAGTGTTTGAATTACCACTACCAATAAAACTTCTATATCCTGATGCTGTATGGTTACGACCACCAACTATTGTTGCCCAAGTAGTAGAAGCTGTATTTAAATAACCACCAACAACTATTGCATATTCACCCCCACACGCTTTGTTACCATAACCACTACCAACAAATGAGAACGTAGTTGCAGCTAAATTACTTTGACCTCCTGCTACCACTGAAGCAACTCCTGATGATGTATTACCTTGACCTGAAGCATATGCAAACCCACCATTTGCAAGGTTGCCACACCCTCCTGATATTATGGAACAAGCTCCTGAAGCTATGTTATATAAACCACTTCCTATAAATGAGTTACAACCACTTGCTGTACCTGAATCACCACCTGCAATTGCTGCGTATATTGCACTAGCTGTGTTACCATTACCACTTCCAATAAATGCTCTAGCTCCAGAGGCAGTATTTACATTACCACCTGCTACTGTTGCGTGAGCTCCTGTTGCTCTATTCTGAAATCCTCCTCCAATAAAACTATACGCACCTGCTGCACTAAATGTTGGTGCCACTGTAAATGCACAAGCAGCAAGACTCCAAGTACCTCCTGATGTATTATTACCTACACCTCCACCTACTACAGCACCATAAGCTAAACAACCTGATGTTGCATTATATACATTATTGCAGTTACCACCACCAATAAATCCACCAAAAGCTGCAGCATAGTTTCTGCATCCTCCGCTAATAGCAGAACTTAAACCTAATGCTTGGTTTCCATAACCGCCGCTTACTGTAGAACCACCATTACCTGCTGCTTCATTACTTAATCCACCTCCTATAGATGAATACGCACCTGATGCAGTATTTACTCTACCGCCTGCAATAGCAGCATTACTACAAGATGCAGTGTTGCAACAACCACCGCCTATTGCTGAATGTGCTCCTGAAGCTGTATTATTTCTTCCTCCTGCTACAGTAGAAAACCCTCCTGAAGCAGAATTATAATAACCGCCTCCAACAGAAGAGCAACCACCACCTGCTGAAATACCATATCCACCACTAACTGTTGCATAAGCAGTTGTAGCTGAGTTTAGTCTACCACCACCAACAGTTGTCCAATATGAAGATGATGTATTACCACACCCACCACCTAAAAATGAACAAGCTCCTGAAGCTGTGTTACCTTGACCACCTGCTACTACTGATTTAGCTCCACTTGCTATATTAGAAAGTCCTGAACCAACAAATGAATTAGTTCCACTTGCTGTGTTTGTATCACCTCCTGCTATGGTACCATAACCTGCACTTACAGTGTTATTTGCACCACCACCAATTGTTCCATGTATTACTGCTGAATTGTTTCTTCCACCTGATACTGTTGAATAAGTACCTGATGCAGTATTATTACATCCTCCTCCTGAAAATGAATAATCTCCTGTAGCTTTTACAACTCTACCACCAACTACAGTGCTATGACTTCCTGTTGCACAGTTAAAAAGACCTCCTCCTACAAATGCTCTTGTATTTACTGCTTGGTTCAATTCTCCTCCTACCACTACAGTATAATTATTTGATGAAGTGTTAGAACATCCTCCTCCTACAAATGCACAATTACCATTAGCAGTGTTTGCTCTTCCTCCTGATACTGTTGAATGGGCTGCTGAAGCAAGATTGGCTTGACCTCCTCCTACTGTAGAAAAACCACCACTTGATGTATTACTAAATCCACCTGCTATTGTTGAATAGCACGCAGATACTGTATTTAAATAACCACCTGCTATTGTAGCCAAGTAACCACTAGCTGAGTTTCCTCTACCACCACCTACTGTCGATTGTCCATTAGAAGATGTGTTACTAGCTCCCCCACCTACTACTGAACAGTTTCCTGATGCAGTATTACCAAATCCTCCTCCTATAAAACCACGATACCCTGATGCTGTATTACTAGCTCCACCTGCAACTATAGAATCTGCACCATTTGATACATTGCTTCTACCTCCTCCTATAAATGACCAAGTACCTGATGCTGTGTTAAGACAACCACCAACTATTGTAGCAAAAGTATTAGTAGCCCTATTCTGAAATCCTCCTCCTATAAAACTAAAATCACCTGCCGCACATATTGTAGGTGCAACATTAAATCTTTGACCATTCCAAGTACCACCTGTTGTATTACCACCTACACCACCTGCTATTGTTACAGCACAAACTTTTGCACCACAAATATAGTTTGAACTACCCCCACCAATAGCTGCAAACCCATTACCAAATGCAGTAGATACACTACAAATAAAATTTTGATAGCCTCCTGATATTGTAGAATAACTTGCAGAGTTAGTATTAAAATACCCACTCAATATAGATGCATAAGGTTTAGGGGCACTATTACCAAATCCACCACCAATTATCGATAAGTCACCTGATGCTATATTGCATCCGCCTCCTAAAACAACAGAACAAGCATTTGAGGCTGTGTTATTTGCACCACCTCCAACAATTGAATGTCCACCTGATGCTGTGTTTGAGTTTCCACTGCCAACAAAAGAACGACTTCCTGAAGATATATTTCCTAAACCACCTCCTATTGTTCCTTCATATCCACTTGATGTATTTGCTCTACCACTTCCTACAAAAGAATATCCTGATGAAGCTGTATTACCACAACCTCCTGCTACTGCTGCTCTATAAGATGACGCTGTATTATTTTGACCTCCTCCTATAAATGAATGTGCACCACTAGCATTATTGCTTTGACCTCCACCAATAGCAGCACAAGCTCCTGAAGAACTATTTAATTTACCACTACCTATAAAGGAATGACTTCCTAATGAAACGTTATTACACCCACTAGCAATACCTGACATATCTCCTGTAGCACAGTTTTGCAATCCTGCACCAACAAAAGCTCTTGCATTTGTTGCAAGGTTTAATTCACCTCCTGCTACAACTGAATATATACCACTAGCTGTATTTGCACATCCTCCACTTACAGTAGAACAAGCCCCTGAAGATGTGTTAGCTCTACCTCCTGCTACACTTGCAAAAGCACCTGAAGCAACGTTTTGCTGTCCACCTGATACAATTGCTCTTCCTCCTGTGGCTGTATTTAAAATACCTCCTCCTACAGTTGAAAAATCTCCTCCTGCTGTATTTCCATATCCACCACTGACTGTTGTATTACAAGATGATGCATTATTACACGCACCACCACCCACTGTAGAACTTGAATATGCGTTAGCACAATTTTTATAACCACCTGATACAGTTGAATAACTTCCTGTTGCTCTATTCTGAAATCCTCCTCCTATAAAAGAGTATTGACCTGCAACACATTTAGTTGGAGCAACTGTAAAATCACAAGCTGCTAAAGACCAAGTACCCCCTGTAGTGTTGTTTCCAATACCACCTGCTATGGTAGCACCAAGAACTAAACAAGATGATGTAGGGCTGCAAATTATATTACATAATCCTGCTCCAACAAATGAATAAATACCACCTGCATAGTTTACACCACCACCAACTATTGTTGATTCTATGGCTGATGCTACGTTTGCATATCCTCCACCTATAAACGAATAACATCCTGATACAGTATGACCTCTACCGCCACCAAGGAATGACATACAGTTGCTCACTGTATTAGAAAATCCACCTACCGCTGAAGAATATCTTGAACTTACAGTATTTCCATATCCACTTCCTATAAATGAACTAGTTGCTGTAACTGTGTTCCTATCTCCACCTGCTATTGTTGCAAAATTTCCACAAGCTACGTTCGTACATCCACCTCCTACAGCAGCATATACTGCTGAAGCTATGTTACTTTGACCTCCTCCTACTGTAGAACAAGCTCCTGAAGCTGAGTTTAGATAACCTCCTGCAACCACAGAGTGAGAACCTGATGCAGTGTTTGCCTGACCGCCTAATATAGCTGCTCTATATCCACTTGCAGTGTTAGCCCATCCTCCTGCTACAACAGTTTGATAATAACTTGCTGTGTTAGCACATCCATTTCCAACAAATGAACCAACTCCTGAAGCTGTGTTACCTTTTCCACCAACCACTGCTGACTCTCCTGACGTTGCAGCATTAGCACATCCTCCACCTACAAAACTACAAGCCCCTGATGCAGTGTTTGATATACCACCTGCAACTGTTGAGTTTGCTCCTGAAGCACAGTTACTTGTTCCTCCTCCTATAGTGGAACGATTACCTGATGCTCTATTTATGTAACCACCTGATATTGTAGAATATGTATTTGAAGCACTATTATTATAACCTCCACCTACAAACGCTCTTGGACTTATAGCACAGTTATCACTACCTCCTACAACTGCAGACCAAGCACCTGTTGCAGTATTTGCTTGACCACCTCCAACTGTTGAACAGTTACCTGATGCAGTGTTACCTTGACCACCTCCAATAAATGACATATTTGCTGAAGCTGAATTACCACTACCCCCTCCAATAAAAGAATTTGAATTTTGTGTTGTATTAGAAAGACCTCCTGCTATAGCAGAATATGTACCCACTGAAGCATTAGCTGAACCACTTAAAGAACCACTATATGCTCCTGAAGAAGTATTTGTTACACCACATCTTACTGAAGAACATAATCCTGCTCCAAGCACAATAACAGCACTAGAACCAACATTTATACCTGAGCTACCAGAGCTACCACTTGTACCTGACGTACCACTGGTGCCAGAAGTTCCACTTGTTCCTGAGCTACCACTAGTTCCTGTTGTACCACTAGACCCACTAGAGCCTGTTGTACCAGAGGTTCCTGTTGTACCAGACGTACCACTTATAGCTGATGTACCACTAGAGCCTGAAGTACCTGTGGTACCTGACGTACCACCTGTACCATTGGTTCCACTTGTACCACTTGTACCTGTAGTTCCAGCTGTACCTGAGGTGCCATTAGATCCATTAAGACCTGATGTTCCTGAGGTACCTGTAGAACCTGAGGTTCCTGATGTGCCATTGACACCACTACTGCCTGAGGAACCAGATGTTCCTGAAGATCCAGAAGTACCTGTGGTTCCAGAGGTTCCACTTGTACCACCTGTTCCATTAGTGCCAGACGTGCCACTAGAACCTGCTGAGCCACTAGAGCCAGAAGTTCCTGTTGTGCCACTTGTTCCACTTGTTGCAGACGTACCACTAGATCCACTTGTACCTGTAGTACCACTAGTTCCAGAAGAGCCAGTCGTACCACTAGTACCACTTGTTCCTCCTGTTCCATTAGTTCCACTTGTACCTGATGTTCCTGTGGTACCAGATGTACCATCTATTCCTGAAGACCCTGAAGATCCTGATGTTCCTGTTGTTCCTGAAGTACCTGAGGTTCCTCCAGATCCATTGGTGCCTGACGTACCACTAGTTCCTGTAGTTCCACTTGTTCCTGTTGTACCGCTACTACCACTGCTGCCAGAAGTGCCAGAAGTACCTGAAGAACCATCACCTCCTGATGCACCATCAAGATTTACTATCCATGATGTATAAGTACCACTACCTACTGTTCTAGTAGGTGCTGCGAATGATAAAGATCCTGTTGCTGGGTTATATGAAATTACCTCACACTCTTGGAAGTTGTTTGCATCATAAACCACAATGATTGATTGGGCCACTGTATAAGCCAATCCTAATCCTACAATGATTGTCCCAGCATTGCCTAATGTAAAAGTAGAAGATGATGTTGTTGCATATCTATCTCCTTGTAATCCTGAGGTACCACTCGTACCACTTGTCCCAGTTGTTCCTGATGTACCAGCTGTACCACTAGAGCCTGCACTACCACTAGAACCACTTGTTCCTGTTGTTCCACTTGTTCCAGAAGTTCCTGTAGTTCCAGAAGTTCCTGTAGTACCACTAGATCCTGAGGTGCCTGTAGTGCCACTTGTTCCACTAGTACCTCCAGTACCATCTGTTGCAGATGTTCCTGAACTTCCTGATGTTCCAGAAGTACCACTAGTACCTGTAGTGCCTGATGTACCAGCACTACCACTTGTTCCACTAGTTCCACTTGTTCCTGTTGTACCTGAAGAGCCAGAAGACCCTGTTGTTCCTGAGGTGCCAGAAGTACCTCCTGTACCATCAGTGCCACTTGTTCCACTGGTTCCTGCAGTACCAGATGTTCCAGATGTTCCAGAAGTTCCACTTGTTCCTCCTGTACCATCAGTACCTGAAGTTCCACTTGTACCACTTGAACCTGCTGTTCCACTAGATCCTGCTGTTCCACTAGTACCACTAGTACCAGTTGTACCAGAGGTTCCCCCTGTTCCATCTGTACCACTAGTTCCTGACGTTCCTGTTGTACCTGCTGTACCACTTGATCCTGAGGTTCCTGAACTGCCACTAGTACCTGTAGTACCTGAAGTGCCACTGGTACCTGCTGTACCTGATGTACCTGTAGTACCAGCAGTTCCTGAAGAACCTGATGTACCAGAGCTACCTGAAGTTCCTGTGGTTCCACTTGTACCAGATGTGCCATCTGTACCTGAAGTACCTGATGTAGCACTTGTACCTGATGAACCTGAGCTTCCAGAAGTACCTGTTGTACCACTTGTGCCAGTTGTACCACTAGTCCCTGATGTACCATCAGTACCACTTGTTGCAGAAGTACCATCTGTTCCACTTGTACCAGACGTACCAGTAGTTCCAGAAGTGCCAGAGGTTCCTGACGTACCATCAATACCTGAAGTACCAGAGGTACCACCTGTAGCTGTGAAGTTTGCAATAGTACCATCACCTCGTATATATTGAGCTGCTGATCCTGTTGCTACAACGTTTATAGTTCCTGAAGAAGTTATAGGGGGTGTTGTAATGCTGAATGCTGGAGGCATGGCAAGTTGTACACTTGTCACTGTTCCTACAGACCAACTTCTATTTGCTGATAAGTTTTGTGTTAAACCATTGATGCTCAACGTTCTAGTTGTAGGCACTGGTGTATATCCTAATGCAGATATAATATCTCCTTGTGTAACAGGAGTGGCAGACGTCACAAGACCTTTGCCATTCACAGCCACCTTTAAAAAGGTGTTGCTTCCATAGACATTAGGATTGACTGTCTGTAATGTAAGAGTTGTAGGAGAACCTGTCATACCAGTTCCTGTCACGTCACCAACAATGATGATGACACCAGAAGGAACAGCAATATTTATAGGAGTGATGTTAGTCACTAATCCTTTTGTGTTCACTGTTACTACTGGAACCTGTGTAGTGGAACCATATGTTCCTGGGTTAGGATTAACACTAGCCAATGTAAGGACAGCAGAGCCTGGGCCACTAGCTGTACCATCTCCTGTTAGTGCTGTGATATAAGGACCTGATGGTTGGTATGATGTATTATCTAAGCTACCATCCCCTTTGACAAAGTCAGAAGAGGTTCCACCTGTTGTTATTAATGCTGCAGACTCAATTGAATCTGTAATCTTGAATGTATAACCATTACTAAGAATGACTGTATTCTGGGTTAAGCTACCGCCTAGCTTCACTGGTTGACCAGGAGCTGACTGTATAATTCCATTTTGGAATATATACCCAAGACCAGCATCTCCAAACTTTGCGTCTATTTTTTGTAGAGCTGTCTGAAGATTATCATTAGTGTTGATGCCAGTGTATATTAAATTCTCACCTTCATAGAATACGCAGGTGGCATTTAGTATGACTGGACATGGTTCTGCTGAACAAGATACATCCATAATATATTAATAATAAAAATGTGTAAGTAAATGATACGCAAATAGGTGTACCTCTTTTTGTAAAGTACACCTATATACGCAAAAGTAGTTGAAATTAGTTTATTTTCAATGAGTTAGGATAAAGAATGCCACATAATATAGCATTCCTTATCTATTTTCTTTCTGTATAGTAACGTCATATTCTTTAGCAAAGTCAGCATCTAAAATAGCTAGGTATGTAACTAGTGATTTTGTGAAAGGGAACATCTTCATAGCGTTCTTTACAGGCTGTGCTTTCTTCCTTACATCTTCTGCTGTTGTTTCTGATTTCATATCAAGCCCTGTTGTTTCCATCCACACATGATCCATGAATCTACCAAAGTCTTTAATGATACCAGTTGCTGGGAATATACCTTGATCTAATAAGGATTGATAGTTAACTGGATTATAGAAGAACGAAAGCTCACCTACAAACTTATCTATCACTCTTGTTGTATATCTGTGGAAGTTCTTAGCTGCTTTGTCTTCGTCATCATCAGGTGCTATGAATCCTAGAGAGAACATCATTCCTATCAACGAACCTAAGATGGCTAATTCCTTAATCTGATTCTGTAAGTTGTTTCTTACCATATCAATGAACTGCTCCTTGGTCATATATAGTTCTTGACCTGTAGTTCTTTTATACTCCTGTCCATACTGTTCGTACATCTCATTAAGCTTCTTGATACCTTCATCATTCATATTCATGATGTTGAGAAGGTTGGTTTGCTTATCTTTAAATGAAGAACCAATTACAGCAGCTAGTAGACGAATACGTCCAATGTCATATTTCTCACCAATAGGTATTCCATCTTCTCCAATCTCTACAGAGAAGTCATCACTCACTCTTCTGAACTCAGAGAAACGAGTATCTGTTAATTTTGGAATCCAGTTCTTAAACAACATCATACTCTTGGTCCAGATAGACATAGACATCCTGTTGATGTCACCATCTGATAAGTTACCTGTTGCGTTTCTAGATATACGTCTAGTCAGTGTAGTGAGTCTTTGTATCTCTTCTCTATTGTTTAGATCCAAGCCAGGGATGACTAACTTACCATCTTCTATCTTTCTAGTATTAGCAATAGACCTTGTCTTCTTTAGCTCTTCAATCTCTGCATCTATCTTAGATTTACTTTCTGCAAACTTAGCAGCACTGTCATATCTATCTTTATACTTACTATTTACAAACTCTCTGATACTAACTATTCTACCATTCTCCACCATCATGTTTTCAAGTAGGGTGAGGAATGTAGCTTTCTCTAATAGTTGTTCTGGTTTTCTCATAAAGACCATCAGAGTATCAGAAAGACTACCTCTAGTTAACTTACTCAAACCAGCTCTCTTAAATTCTTCATAAGAAAGATCATCTTTCAATGGCATGAATGTATTAACAAGTTCAATAAACGTTTCCTTATCTTCCTCATTAGCAAAGCTTTGTCCTATAAGTTTAGCTTCATTCTTTGCAAACTCTCTAGCCTTGAAGTAGTTTCCTGCTTGGGTAGCAATCTGAATATTACCACCAAACATGTTGGCAGCACCAGAAATGAATTCAAATCCAAGTGTCTTTAACTGGAATGCTCTGTTAGCAGCATCCATTGTTTTAATCAATGATGTAGGTGTAGGATTTTCTTCAGGTGAGAAGATTTCTTTACCAGCTACTTTGTTGATACCATTCTTAATAAAGTTTGTCACCTTATCCATGTTCAATGGTAAGTCTGCATCATCTATAGTGTATTTTTGATCATACAATAAAGATCTTAAAAACTCATCATATATCTTTGTATTCTCCTCATTACCAGGAAGTTCTTGCACATTACCATCCTTTCTAACTACATCACTGTATCTAGTGGTATTAAGATGTCCCTTGAATGATTCAATAGTTCTTACTAAGTTTAACTGACCTTCCACCTCAGATAGATATTTGTATTTCTCTACTTGTTGGATGTATAGGATGAGGTTTTTAAATAAGTCTTCACTCACCTCAGAGTAGTCATTAACTCCTGTATCAGTTTGTGTGAAGTCATATGTATAGTATTTAGGAATACCATTCTGTAATTCTCCTGTGATTTCATTGATGCTACCATAACCAGTGTCATCAGCTCTAGCTTGAAGACTGTTATAGAAGTTGTTCATAACAGATAACTTATTATCCCATATAAGCTGTTCAGCCATGCTCTTTCTAATGAATGGTAAGAAGTTCTTAGCCACCATATTGTTGATGTAACCAATATCCTTTGCCTTCTCATTATACTTAGTAATGAAATTGTACAACTCAAGTAGGTCAGAGTCTTTTTGAATCTCTAAATATTCATCAGATAACCATTCACTCTTAGGGTGTCTTTTAACAACATAGTTATTAAAGCCATTAAAGTCTTCTCTATCTATATCCCATAAGCGTTGTGTCTCAAGTATATATTTTTCTCTTTGTTCATTTTGTTCTTCTGCTGAACCAGGATAAGAACTCTTGTTGATTCTAGCAATCTGGTTTTCTAATAAAGGAGCAGCTTCTTTTTTATAAGCTTCTACATCAATGTTATTTAATAACCATTCTTTATCTCCACCTTCACTAGCTTTTTTATCTATTTGCTCAAAGAAATCTTTATTATATTTATAGATTAGTTTGTTTACTAATCCACCTTCTGTAGTCTTTTGATAAAGCTTTTGTATAAGTTTTCTTGTATCACCACCTCTAGCAACAAGCTTATCTCTAAGACTCATTAAGACTTCCACTTCTTTAAATGCATCAGCTGAAGCATTGTTCTTTGCTGTAGATGTAAGCTTATATAACACTTGTAATGCACGTGAAGGTAGCTCTGATACACCTCTAAACCTAGCAGCCAATCCTTTGATTACTGCTTCAGCTTTGGTCAATCCTGCTACAAGGTTTCTTTGTCCTATGTGTTTATCAGCAAACTCTTCAGATGCTTTAATAATTTGCTTGATAGAAAGTCTGATAGATTTAGATTCTGAATCTAAGTCTTCTAATATCTCCTTTCTAAGGTCTATGTTTTCTTTCTCTGCTTCTGTAGTAGCTCCCTCTTCCATGTCTGTTGTATAGATTAAATAACCTATATCATCACCAATGCTTGAAAACACCTCAGAGAATCTGATGTAATTATTCATGTCATCAGCAAAGTCAGACAACTCTTCATTAGTAGAGTCTGTATCTCTAGCAGGTCTATCCTTATAGATAGTGTTATAATCATTTAAGATTCTATCACCATCTCTTCTCATCACCTGGATTACATCTACAAGAGGTTGTAAGTTTCCAGTTCCTTGTACTAAACGAATAGCTCTTCTCAGAGTGTTCATACGTTCAATCTTGAATATACGCTCTCCCTCATCACCTACTTGCTCTTTAGCATATTCACGCATTAATGCATTCAACTTACCTAATACACCATCAAGTGCTTCACTACCAGTGGTTTCTGATTCCTCAGATAGAGGAATAAGTTTCATCTCTGTCAATGGATCTATCTTAGATTTATCTACAGAGCCTATTGCTATGCCATCTAGTTTGAATCCTTTCTTAGCATCCATCTTATCCACTCTTCCAAACTCTAAAGAGATGGGAATAGCACGTAACATACCAAATTCTTTGATACCATAGTTTTCACGTAGGATGTTTTTGTATGTACCAATCTGAATATTGAAAGCTCCTTGCTTAAACCAAGCAACATCATTGCCTGCAATATGCATAAACTTCCAATCCAAGATGTGTGTTTTACCTTCTGGCTCTACAGCTAAGAAGTCAATTGTTCCAGCCTCTTTGTTCTTCCTATCATATATAACAACCTCAGAGAATATAAGTGTATCCTTTGGGAATGTTTCAATTAATTCTGTGTAATAGTTTTCTAGAGTTTCATACATAGCTCTACTCTCTAGATTATACTTAGTAGGTCTAGGCTCAGGATACTCACGTTTAGTTCCATCCTCATTGTAGTATCTACTATGTATTTCTTCTAAGTCTCTGTGTCCAGCTACTCCTAGAGTTCTTTTAAGTTCATTGAACTTCTTCTCTTGTTCACTAAACACCTTATTGCCAAACCTTTCTTTATACCAAGCTTTGACCCTATCAGTTACCCTCTTTGTTATCTTTGTCCAAGTGCCATCATCATTCTTAATCTCATAGCCATTGTTAGCTTCTTCAGAATCCAATAACAAAGGATCAGCATTCTTCTCAGCATATTCAACCTTTCTAATATTGTTAGGATCTTGTGTCTTAGCTATGTTTTCCTGTATTACTTTTTGTTGAGGACTAATAATTTGATAGTAAGGACCTTGCCCATTAATAATTGGAATACCTTCTATCTTACCACCAAGGATTTCACTAGCTGCTTCTCTAAATATATCTATACTAGCTTTACTGTATAGTCCATGAATAAAGTCTTTAATCATACTCCACCACTTCTGAACTAATGATATGTTATCTTCATTAGCTAACTCAGGGAAGTATTCATTACCAGTGCCTTCGTTTACAATCACTTCAGCAATTAACTTATCTACAGCTTCCTTCTTAATCTTGCGAATATCAGGCTTGCCATTAGGAAGTTGGTAATCTTTATTGTCCTTGTATAATTTGTATGTTTGATTATAGATGGCAAACTTATCTATTCTAGATATCATTTGCGTAACTAGTTGAGGATTAGTCTGTTCTATCATAGCTGTAGCTATGTGAACAAGCTCTTCTGTTAATGCTACATCTTCTTGACCCTCAGCAATAGCAATAACACCTCTAGCCAAGTCAGCTACACCATTAATGTTTGTAGTGTCTAAGCCAGTGTTTTTAGCATATGTTGCTAAGTCCTCAATAGATATACCCATCTTAGTAGCAGCTTCCTTAACCTTTTCTATAATAGCAGGGGTAGCCACTGTGCTTGGGAATCCAGTTACTTGTAAGAAGTTAGTTGGTTCGTCATTAGTATAATCATTATCCTCTCCTTCTGTTGTTGGTTTGTTTTCTTCTACAGCCAACTCACTATTGTAATAATCTAAATACTTCTGAGCAAGCTCATTAGATGGACTGATGAAGTAGGTTGTTCTATCTCCATAGCTTGGAGTGAGTAACATTTCTCCAAAGGCATCATTAACCTTCTTAGCAGAAAGCTCAGCTAACGTATTATCAGTTATTCTTAATGAATCTCTTTCTCCATGAATATAGGTAAATCCACCATTATCCATAGCAAGGTCTCTTGCTGTGTCTGTAATATCAAACTTAATATCTAATATACATTTGCTCATTAGCAGTTGTTTACATTGTTATTTTCTATCTCTGGAAGACCAGGAACTTTGATTTTCTTAACCTTTTTAGATACAGCCTTAGGAGCATTATCTTTCTTCACCTCAAAATACTTTCTAATATCATCATCTTCTTTCTCAATGGTTTGAATAAAGCCATTAGGAATTACAGATTCTCTAGCATTTTCATAGAACTCATTAGCTCTATAACTATCTCCCCATGCGTTGATCATCTTGTAGATGAATGTATCAGCACCATAGAAGTTCTTGATGGCAAATGGTGTATCACCATTATATACCTTCTTGAACAATCCTTTCTTGATGTAAGAGAAGTCACCATCTTTTCTCATCTTAATCTTCTCTGACTTAGTTCCTTCTTCCCATGTATACACAATGTAGTCACTCTTAGACTCACGTGCCATGTGATGTATCTTTACTAACTGAGGAGTTTTACCTGCTTGGATATCAAGATTTAATGCTTCATTCTTCTTGAACTGTATGCCATTGCTGTAATACCAGTTACCTTGATTGTCCTGTTTGAATGTAGCTTTCTTGTAAGGAACAACATCATCATCAGCCCAGTTGTTTCTTTGGAATACACCTAGTTTATAAAATTGATCTAAGTTAGGCATTTTGTCTAACTTGGACAAAGTTTTGTTATATATTTTTGCAAAGTCTTCGTAAGGAAGTAAGTTAGTAAATGATATAGGACTGTTAGCAATACCAGATTGTAATACAGAAAGTCTAACTAACTTATCATATATAGGGTCTTTGCCAAGATAAGACTTAAGTTCTTTAAAGCCATATATCATTTGGTTTTGATCATATGTCTTATTGTTCTTATTCTTAATCTTAATGTTATTAACTCCATCCTCTGTAGGAGCTGGTAGGTTTTCTAATAGATTAACTATAATGTTGTCAAACAACTTATGATTAGGATCTGCTTTAACTTTATTTACAAAGTCTGTAATTTCACCAGCAGCATTGTCTTCACCCAACAACATACCAGCAATTTCTTGGTTAAGCTTTTGATCCACCTGTACAGCCCAATCAAATAAATTAGTTACAGCCTTTCTAGACACATTAACAAATTCATCATCTGACATATCTGTGTATGGTAGAAGCACATTCTCAAGAACACGTCTAGTGTTGTTTTTATCAGAGGTAAGAATCTCAGCATAAGCATTTCTGATGTTGCCAATTCTTTCAGCTAACTTACCTAAGAAGGAATTTTTTAATATATCATCTACAGAAGAGATGATTGTATTCTGTGCTTTGAGCAACTGTTGTTGTTTCTTGAACACTAAGAATGGATCATTAAATGTAGATGTATCAAAGTTAGATCCTTGAGTGACAAGGAACATTTGATTAGCCATCCTAGCATATTTTAAGAACTCATCCAACATAAACTGTTGTTCAGCTTTCTGATCTTGGTTCAAGTTGTTATTACCCACTAAACTAGACAACTTAGATGCAGAAGGTATAGTTGTAATCTTACTAAAGTTATAGTTATCAGCCACCTTATACTTAGGACTTTGTTTCATTTCTTTAACAAAGTCATCAATAAATAACCAAGAGTATCCAGAGTTTTCAATCTTACGTAAGTAATCACGTATGATTGGTTGGTTCATAAAATAGGAAACATCCTCAATAGGCACACCAAGCTTAGTTAAGAATAACCAAGTGGAAGCTGTATTAGGAGTGGCACCTAGTTCCATGATCCATGGACCCTTAGAGATATCCACGTAGCCATCAATAAACTGACCAATGATATCAGAGATGTTATCTCCTTTAGCATTCTTAACCATAGACAATGTAGCAACAGGTTTGTTGTTTATCATTATCTTATTGTAGTCTTTGAAGTTTATCTTAGCATCACGTATCCAAGCTCTATCAGCATCATCTAACATAGCTAGTTTGTCTGTGTCAACATATATGGGTTGTCTTTGGTTAAGAGAGTGGTTTGTTTGGTTAACAGCAGCAATACCAATTGCATACTTACCAGATACAAACGCTTGTCTTAATCTAGACATAAAGTTTCTATCTAACATATTGCCTGGAGTGTCATAGTTAAATGATTCAAATCCAAGCTTTCTTGTAATCTTTTTAGCCAACCCTTTCATTTGGTCTGCAGAGTTAGGCTTAGTTAATGACGCAAAGTTTTCTTCTCTTGTAATTAAGTTTTCCATTGACTGGATATACTCATTCTCAAGACTCTTCTTATACATTCTATCTACAAACTTTTCCATTAGAACTGCCTGTAAATCAAGGTCATATAAGTCTTCAAGTTTTTTACCTGTCTCTTCCAACTTAGTCATCAATGCATCTTCAATCTCAATAACAGATAAACTATCTCCAAACATATTCTGAAGTATAGGAATCCATTTCTCAGCAGTCTTGCTAGAAGCTTCGCCAAGAGCAATATCACTTAACAGGTTTTGTAAGTTGCCAAGTTTTACTTTGCTTTCTTGTGTAATCTTAATCTTGTTTTCAGATATATCAGCATACAAGTCTTCAAACTTTTCTTTAGCAGCATCACCAATACCATAGTAAGGAACTAGTTTGATGTTGCCAAGACCATCCTTATAAGTATTCTTCAAGTAGATGAATAACTTATCAATGTCAAAGTCAGAACCAGCTTTCTTAACTAGGGCAGAAGGAATCACAACACTGTCACCAAACTCTCTAGGAAGGAATTGCTTAATCACAATTGCATCAATAGAGTTTTGTTTCTGTGTAGGGATACGATATGCCACACCTTTTAATATCTTTTGTCCTTCTTCTGTATTGTTTAAATAATCAAGAAGTTCTGCGTCAGTCTTATTACTGTCAAACCATCTACCTATCATCACCTCAGCTACACGCTCACCTTCTTTATTTGTATAAAACTTAAGAACGTCAGATGTATATCCTTTACCATCCTTAGACTTAATTCTATTCTCTTCTAAGAATGTAGAAGGAATCTGTACCTTTTGACCACCAGACATCTTTGGTGTAATCACCTCTCTGTCTGCAATAGAATATAGGATGTTTCTGATTTGTTGGTAAGCAGGAGTTGCTTCAATAACAACTTTGCCTTCTAAGAAACCAGCTAACGCATCAGCCACATTATCATTAACTTCTCTCTTTAATATTTCTCTACGTAATAAGTTAGCAGCTTTAGAGAAGTCTGCAATCTTAAACTTACCATTCTTTAACTCCTTGATTCCCATTTGTTTAAGAAGGCTTTGATAACCATTATCAATCATTGCTTCCAATAACTCTTGGTTATGCTTAATCTCATTATATAAGTTTTTACCATCATTATAGGTAGACTTATTCTTAAGAGCGTTCCATTTATCAAGACGTTGATTAAAGTTATCACCTGGTTCAAAGTCAACAGGTACACCAGCTTCCATGTAGTCAAGAGTGACTAACTTAGTAATCTGACTACCTCTAGTTACAACAGACTCATCTTTAGATGGAACCTCAGATTGTATAGACATGATACCAAATGGTACATTAACAATACCTACATAAGGAGCTTCATTGAATTGATCGTTCTCATTGTAGGGTTCGTTAAGCTCTTCAGCTCCCACCTTTCTACCAGACTTAAACACTGTGTAATCAATGTTCTCAGCTTGCATTTTATTGTAAAACTTAATACTATTTGATTCTGGATTAAGTTGATGTAACACTCTGAAACTCAATGGATAAAGAGCAAACTTATCTAATACAATATCATTATAAGATCTACCATTAGCTTTGTTACCAGACACAATAGGTTTAAGAGGAGTGTATGCACTCTTTACACTTGGGTTCTTTTTATTAAACTCAGCAATCTCTTCCTTATTTGCACCAGACTTAACAAGCTTCTCATAAGCAATATCAAATTTGTATTGTAATTCCTCATTATCATTCCACTCACCTGCACGTATTCTAAAGTTGCGATAGCCCTTCATAGTGATAATACCACTACCATCTGTTTCTTCCCAAGCCTCTTCTTCATAGCCAGGAAGATCACCAGTTGCTAAGACATCAGCATATGTTGCTGTTCTAAAATAGTCTTGAGTAAAGTCTGTACGTCCTATGTCACCTTCATCAAATCCTTCATTCCAAATATTATTCAACGCAGCATTCATGCTTGCTGAATTAGAAATAATAGATTGACGTGGAGATAGGAAACTCTTGATACGCTTTAACTCATCTTTATATTGATATGGATCTGAGTATAATAATTTATGTAACTCAATGTTGTTAATCATGAAATTGATTTGCAACATTTCAAGTTCTCTATTTAAGTTTTCTGTTGTAGTGGTGCCAGATTGAGCAAACGCTAAGTTTTCAACAAACCAAGTTTCTTTCTCTTCTCCTTTGGTAATGATACCATAGTTGCTAAGACTTCTTTTGAATGCTGCTGTCTTTTCAACAATATACTTAGTGATGGCTTCATCTATTGCATTTACATTTGTATCCTCATCAGTGAATGCATCATACACTTCTTGTGGTGTAAGCACTTCACCATTTTCACTCATAACTTGATCATGTAACTCTTCACCAAGGATATCCTTGAAGAAGCGTAACTCATTAGTGTTTCTAGTGAATGGGCGAGTCTCTCTAGCTAATTCAATCTCAGAGAATAAATATCCTCTGAATGTATCTAGTACACCACCTGGTTGACTATAACCTGCTCTGATTGATTCCTTAGAAATAAAGTTGCCCATGTTTACCATGTGCTCAAGAGAAGCATCACCAGGTACAAGGTTGTAATAGTAACCAGCAAGGTTCATATTAATCTCTTGTACTAAACGTTGTTTATATGTAAGCTTAGAAGATTGTTTCTTTTTACCATTACCTTGGTCTAATGTACCATCAGCCCAAGAAGCTTCCATTAACTTTTCTGTACCTTTTATACGATTACCTCCTTCAGCAATATTAAACATCTGTCCTAGGATAACTGAGTTCTTAGCAAAGTTATCTGTAAGTAAATATGAATATGGAGTATCACGTAAGTCATTGATATTCTGTGCTTTAGAAAGAACATCTGATAATTTACTTAAAGCATTGACACCAATGAATGATTGTGTAGCATCTCCATTTACATTGTAGAACACACTATCAAATTCAGGGTTATCTATCTTAGCTTTGATATTAGCTAGTTTTAATAATCTACCATTGATAGATAATACACTACCAGAGAAGGTAGCCACCTTATTTAACTCAGTAAAGCTTTTCTTAATACCCTTTACTGATTCTGAGAAGTCATCTTGATCCTCACCTGACATTTCTAATAAGTCAGCTTTGTTAAATATAATACCAAACTTCTTTAAGAAATTAAGTTGCTCATCAAGTGTATCTACAGCAAACTTAGAAATAACAGCTTTACCATTAGCATCTACAACAGGCATATAAGCTTTCTGTAAACTACTATATTGGAAATATCCATTTTGTTTCTTTACAGAAACAACAATAGCATTTAAGAAATCTTGATTAAGTTGTCTTGCAGCAGTGGCAAAATTAGAATCACCCACTTGTACTTCTCCATTAGGTAATATATATAAGTTCTTTACAATAGGACTTTGCTTATTGAAAGTTCTCCATAGAGCTGAAACTAATTGAAGGTCATGTCTGTTCTTCAAATCAGTGAACTCAAATGTATCCATGTTATATGAACTCTTTGATATGCGTTCATATAGAGTGCGATAGTTTTCATCATCTTCAGCTAGCTTGCGAAGACCCTCAATCATTTCATCAGGGCTATTAGAATCATGTGTTTGGTTCATAATAGCCATAAACACCTGACTAGTAGGAAGTAAGGTGGCACCATTAATAGATGAATGCACAATTTTACCTTCTCTTACAATAGGTATTGTAGATAGTAATAGCTTCACAGCAGCGTTTGCTCTCTTGAAGTTATCTATCTGAGTGGCTTCACCATATGGATCTTCTTTAGCTTTATCAGTTATGTAAGCTGCTTCATTGTTGTTATCAAACTCAATGTTATAAGCAGATAAGTATTCTTTATGTTTTTCAGCTAACTCCTCCCAGTTGTCTGTAATCTTTTGCCATAAAGCTCTAGACTTCTCTTTAGTAGAAGCTGCTTGCTCTTCAGTGATTACACCTTGATCTATTAAATCTTCAGCAGCCTTCATTGTTTTAAGGGCTGTCTTTTGTAAGTCTTCTTTAAGCTCTTGATATAATTCTACTTTGTTTACGCTTGGAATAGTGAAGAGACTCTTGTTATTCTTTGTAAACTTACCTAATGTTACATAGGTCATTTGTTGCATGATGTCATGCACAGTTTGACCAGGTAGATCCTTAATACGATACTCACTATTAGCTCCACCATAAGCATCTGAAATATCTATAATGCCATTCTTAGCATATGATAACTGAGAACCTAAAGGAGAATATTCTTTATAAAAACCACCAGTCATTCTCTTGAATAATTCTTCTGTGTTTCTTGCAGCTTGAGGACCATAGAAGAATGACTTAATGAAGTTAACTAAGTCATTAAATAACTTAACAATAAATGGTTGTCCTTTAGCTGGTTTAGCTGGAACCTTTCCATATTGTACAAAGTCTCTGAATTCCTCAGCTAATTGTTCTTTGATTTGAAATGCAGTGGCATTAGAGTATTTAATATCTTGTCCTGTAATTCTATCTACAAAACTACCACTTCTATCTTTGAACTCATTTACAATGTTATCTCTTTCCTCAGGGCTAGAGAACATCTTCCATACAGCTTCAAACACTTCATGGTATGCTGTACCAACTTCTGCGTTGGCATATACATACACACCACCATTCTTTAACATGCCCCAAGCTTCTAATCCATTAGTTCCTCTGATTATATTCTTAACTCTGTATAAAGGAATGTTAGGGAAGTTTGCTTTAAAGAAAGCTTCTATCTTAGGCCAGTCTTCTTTTTCAAACTTAGTGATTTGATCCTTAGTCTTAATACGAAAAGGAGCATCATCACCCATGCTATTCAATTGTCTTCTGATTAACTCTTCTGCATCAGGAGTAGTTGTAACAATCTGTGCAGCTTGTTTCTCTTCAGCTTTAGTAGTAGGTTGCTTTTCTAAAGCAGCTAGTTCTGCATTATATTTAGCATTAATAGCTTTAACTCCAGCTACTGTAATGTCTCCTGATTTATATTTATCTAACTCTTCTTTTCTTCTTTTTTCTATATCAGCTTCTTCAGCAGAAACAGGAGCAATAGATTGTGCTGCTTGTTGAGGAGCAACCTTCTGATATATAGATGCTACTAAAAGATCTGTAGCTTTCTTCTTGTCAATATTTCTACTCTTAGCTAATGCTTCAATAGCTTTGGTATTACCTAAATCATCTTGAACTAAACTAATACCTTTCTTACCACCACTAGTCTCAAGTTCTTTAGCATCAGCTACAAATGTAATCTTTCCTAATTGAGGATTGTCAATTACATTAGGTGTTTGATTATCAAGGATATATCTAGCTGTAGCTGTCTCAGCTAACTCACCTGTTCTAACAGCACCAGGAGTTAATAATATTGGTTTTTCTTTACCAACCTTCTCCACCACACCTGCATATTTATCAGCAGTGTCTGTAACTACAAAGTAGATACCTTCTCTGTTTGTATCACCCACACCTTTAGTTGGTCTGATAGGTACAGTGAGAGGAGTCTCTTGTCCAGTTCTACCTTCTGTAGATAATAAGTATGATTGATAGTTCTTCCAAGTCTTAGATTTAATTTTACCATCAGCAGTTACAGATGTAATTTGCTCATATGGTTTATTCCAATTAGACAAATCTTTAGCAACATAAGCAGATCTTATATTACCATACATCTTTTGTATTTGCTCAACTATCTTATCTTTATTTGATTCAACACCAATAGGACTAAATGGTACGTTCATACCTTCATTAGAAATGTTTAATTTCAATCCTATCAATCCTGCTTTGTCAAACCATATACTATTAACACCAGCTTGGTTCTTTGGATTACCCCAGTATACAACACTTCTTAACCATTCTAATAAACGAGTGGCTTCAGCAGAACTAAGATCACCATCTGTATATTTAATCTCTGATAGTCTGTAGATAGCATCATAAATTAATGTAGCTTCTTGTAAGCTATGTTGTTTGTTTTGTAAAGCAACATAACCATTAGCTCCAATTAAGAATGGTTTTCCTAACGCTTTGGTATAACGTGTTGATCCTCTTGATATTACACCATCCCCTAATGTTGGAACATAGATTACAGGCTTCTCAGCTAAGTCAGATTGTTTGATTAATCCAGCTTCTGTTACACCTGTTCTAGCATTCTCTACAAGTTTACCTTCAGTGTCTACCACTGGTTGAGGTATACCAAAAGATGCTTCTATCTTATGAGGTTCAAGTTCTTTACTTTCTAATGTATCTTCTACAAACTTTGTATACTCTTTAGTAATGGCTTTTATTACATTGTCAGGAGTTCCCTCTCTGAACATGCTCTTTCCACCATACTTCTCACTCCATTGGAGTTTAGGGTCAGGCATTACTTGGAACACAATCTTATCAAAGTTGCTTCCTATTATTGGTTGACCATCAACACCTACAAGTTTTACACCATTGCCTGATTGCTCAACCATTACTAATGCAATAGTTTTACCAGGCTCTACATCACTAGTTCCTTTGATGTGATTCATTAATCCACCAAGTCCTAATGCTTCTTCATTAGCTAATGTAACATATACACCACGTATCTTCTCCCTGTTAGGAAAGTTGTATAGGTTTGCACCAAATGCAACAGAGTTCTTATAACCAGGAAGTTGCTGTGTAGCAACTGTAGCTCTAGGAACTACGTTGGTATCTTTTCTATTGTCTGTATCAGTTACATATATTGTTGGAACAGGAACATCTGTTGGAACTGATTCAGTATCTGATGTAGAAAGGACTTGAGCGTTACCTTTTTGATTCTTTATTTCAGCCTCTCTATTCTTTAAAAAGTCTGCTGATTGTTCATCAAACTCTTTAACTATATCATTAACTAATTCAGGATCATTTAAAGAGTTTACATAGTCCATCTTGCTTTGTCCTTCCTCAGGCTTAGCAATGTCACTATACTTCTTTTTATTTAATACCTTATCAATTGCCTTATCTAATATATATCCTAACTCTTCAGCTGTCTCATCTTCGCTAATGTTGTAGTCTCTAAACTGTTGTGGAGTCATAAATGCTATATCACCTGTAGGAAGTTGAACTTCTAGTTCTCCTCCTAAGGTTTGTGATAATACACTTAGTGTTGGCTTAAATATTAATTTACCATCTTGTACCAAGACAGGCTCTTTAAGAGAATACACTTTACCAATCTCTAACTTCTTCTCAACAATCTTAGCTTTTCCTTTCTTCTTTGCTGCTGCAACTTTTTGTTCAACAGTAACTGGTACCTCTTCCTCCGCACCAAACTCTTCGTCCATCTCCTCATACCCCTTGGGATCTTGTTTGATAGCATCATATTCTTGAATGTATTTTCTTCTGTTTAATGAAAGGTCAACAACATCAGCTAGTGCAGTTTTAAGATCTTCTTTAACATCAGATATAACATCCATGCTATTGATTTGATCTAATACATCCTGTGTAGCTTGTTTGTTAGGTTCATTACCTGCAATAATACTTTGTAGTATTTGACCAGTGTTAATACCTGCCTCATTTAAAATAGAATTCACTTGTGGAATACGCACATCATAGTTACCCACCTTAGCTGTGCTATATACAAGTTTGTCTATCACCTTATCACTATACAACTTGTTACCTTCCTTATCAACAAGATTAGAATATCTTTCTCTAACCATAGAATAAGTATCTTCTACCTGCTTGGCTAAAGCTGATAAGTTGTCAAGTCTTTGAACAAATTGTTCTTTGGTTTCATTAGCATTAACTATTCCATCAGCTATCAATTCCTCAAAGCCTACGTTATCCATAGCTTGAGATTTGTAGTAGGATAGTTCTTGGTTAACTGCTTCTATTCTACCATATTTAACTCTAGGCATTAGATATGATAGAGTGAAGTCATGCTCCATATCTTTCTCAGTTACTTTATCATTAGCTACGATAGCAGCTTGTCTTGCTTTCTGAGAACCAATACCAATACCAATATAGTTAGCTAGATCTTTTAGAACAGCTGAAGATTTTGTTTTATTTAACGCTTCTATTGCTATGTCTGTATTTCTACCTCTCTCACCACCATATCCAAAGAATCCTCTTTCACCTAATTCACCAGATTTACCAAATCCAAATTTAGTTTTACCTTGCTCATCTTGATAAGACCCTGCGTATCCAGCTTGTTGTAAACCACCAGACAATGCACCTATAAGTATGTTTGACATACCTTCCTTAGTATACAATGCTTGATCTATACCATAGCTAGTTATGTTTCCCATAACATCATTCATGTTATTTAGGAAACTAGAAACATCTTTTCTGTTTCTGTATGCTCTATTGAAATAATCATTAACACCAGTTTGAATAGCAAATTGTGAACCCTCTTCAAATCCTTCTGAAGGAGATACAATAAGACCACCAACATTTCTAATACCACTACCTATTTTACCAATTCTTGTTTTTGGTAAATACTTAGACCATTCTCCACCAACTACTGACTGTTCAATATCATTTATTAATGCAGCATCTGCTTTTCTAGAAGATCCCAATATTTTTGGAAGTTGAATATAGTTTGTTGCTGTGAGAAGCAATGAGTTCATTCCCCATGTAAAGTTACCCACTTTGTCTGTATACTCATTAATAGAATCTAAATCTTTGCCTGTAGGAGTTTCACCATATTTATTTCTATATTCTTCAATAGCGTTTTCTCTAAAGACATTCATATTATGAAGACCTTCTAATCCTGCTTCACCAAATGTACCTGTAGCAGATGTAATAATTCTGTCTGAGTTTCTTAATACAGAAGCTGCTGGTGACTTCAAATACTTCTGTGCTACAGAGTTAAGTGCACCATCAAAAGCAGCAAACTTTTGTAGTCTAGGAACTGCAGACATAGATTCTTCTACAGCTGTCATTGCTTCTAGACCTTGACCTGCTTTGACTAACTTACTTGTTATGCCTAATGCTTTAATGGCTTTACTCCATGCAAAACCACCTCCTATTGTACCTAATGAATATCCTAAGTTTTTAAGGATACCATCAGAAAAGAAGTTAGCTGTTAATAAATAATCAGGGGAATACCAGTTAGCATCAGTTTGCTTCTGGGTCATATAGTTAGGAAGTGCATCTTCTAATGCCTTGTATGAATCATCTAACTTCCTATTAATCTCATTATCAAATAATGAAGCAAATCTACCATCACGTACCATAGCACCTAATCCATAAACAGTACCAGCTGTACCAGAAATAAAACTATTGGTAGCTGTACCTACAAACTTTAAAGCACCATTCTTCCATTGATCTAATGCACTTTGTTGTTGTGCATATTTTTCTTCTAGATCAGTTTCATATGGTCTACTGCTTTTATATCTATTGCCAATATATATTGAAGAAGTGGGAAGTTGAGGAACTTTACTTTTCTCTGGAGTAAGATTATTCCATATATCTTCAGCAGACATATTACCGCCTGCAATTCCTGTCTTGCTATCAATTGAAGGAACATCAAAACTAACGTCTTGAAACTTTGCCTGACCACCTAAGTTAACAACTTTTGGTTCAGATTCAGGTTGTGTAGCGTTAACACCTGCTCCTAAATTAATTACTTTTTCTTCTGGCATTCTTTATTATTTTAATGCAGCTTGTGCAAATTCTGGACCTAGTGATTTCAATTTATTTATAACAACCTCTAAATTTGGATCTCCTGGTAATGATTTTACAGTTCTCTTACCACCATCTGCTGTAGATGTATAAACATATGCATAATATAAATCATTGGCTTTCACCACGTTAGCCTGCATGTCATAGTTATTATTACCTACCATTCTTGGGAATTCAAACTTTTCAAAGTATGAATCTGCTTTGGTATATGTAGAAACATCTCCTGGATCTAATTTAGATGTAGAACCTATTGGGCTTCTTCTTAGAGTGCGTCTTACATTAGTAACTTCATCTGATTCATATAATCCACTTACATCAATACCAAGACCTCTTGCTTCATCATCTGCAATTACAATAGATCCAGACTTGTTAGTCTTTAAATCAGTTCCTAATATTTGTATAACTTTCTTTCCATCAGGACCTGTCATTGTTTTTGCTTCTAATGAAATATCTGATAGATCTCCTTTAATAGCTTCTAACATTCCATCTAGTTCACCTGAGACTGCTAAATTCTTTCCAGACCTTCCATAGTCAAGTGTCCATCTTCTAATATCATTAAGAGTTTGTCTATCTGTTTCATTATCACCTGTAAGAACAGGCATCTTAACATCAGGTTTGAAGAAACTCTTACTTTGAAGAAGTTCAGCTTTTCTAGTCAATGCTTTTGCTGAAGCTTCAGTATCTATTATCTTATATACCTTTTTTAAATTGTTTTCAAAGTCACCTCTAGTATCTACGTTTACTTGCCATCCTTTAGGATTTCTTAAATACACCTCATCTGTAAATGGTAGTAGTTCTACAGCTTGTCTTGCTGTAGTTTTGAAGTCTCTTATAAGTCCTGAAGGACTAAGGTAACCAGTGGCAAACTTATCTAACACAGTAGGAATCAAAAAGGCTTTACCTCTACTACTTAATCTAGCCTCAGCAGCTTTAGCATTTTCTTTATGAATTTTATCATCTAGATAACCACCTACAGTTACATTACCTTTAGCATATAAAGCTAAGTCATAGAAATCTTGTTTGGTAACCATAACATCTTTACCTTGAAACTTCATTGGTGTATCTTTAACATCTACACCATTTATAACATTTGCTAAATCAACTCCAAGTTCTTTAGCCACTTGTTCATTAACATCTGCTGTTTCTTGTGATATGGATTGGAAAGTCTTTTGTTTCTTTTTGAATAAGTTATACGCATCACCCAAAGCAGGAGGTACTCCCCCTGGTTTTGTTTTTAATTGGTTTACCACTTTATCAGACCATCTTGTTATGAAATCTGTAAGTGGTTCTTTATTATCATCAGCAGCATTCTTTAAGAGAGTTTCAATACCTTGTTCTCTTGTTTTACCTAATGCTATTTGTTTACTTAATGCTTGTATATTTTTTGGATTGTTAGCAAAGAAACCACTCCATACAAGTTCATTTCCTGAAGTTAACATATCAGTGGCAGCATTTGTTTTTGTTTGTTCAGCATTTACAACCACATCCATATTAGATAGATTCTCAGCAAACTCAAGTCCTCTTTCATCATCAGGACCAGTACCAGGTTTCTTTGGACCACCTGGACCTTTCATAGATGCTATTCTAAGAGCACTCTCACGATCTAATTCTTTTTGTCTAGATTGTTCTTTTAGATTAGCATATTTAAAAGCAAGTTCAGCAGCTGCTTCTTTCATATCATTAGCCTCTTGAAACTCCTTAAAGTTAGCTTGATAAAGAGGACTTTCCATAGCTTGCTTAGTTACCTTTACTGAACCATACATTCCTTGTAAGTTATCTAGAGAGTTTTCTTTATAAACAAATCCTCTTACGTAGTCTGGGTTCTTATAAGCTGCTTGTGCTATTTGGTCATATGAAGACTTAACACCATCAGCTTTGCTTTGAAGCTGATCTATTTCTCCTTGGATGGCTTTTTTAGCCTCATCAGTTTTTTCTAATGTTTTCTTTAATGTAAGCTCACCTATCTTATCATTATATATTGCTGTCTTTTCATCTCTCTGAGCATACACCATATCTACAAGACCTCTTTCATCTATGTTTGCATAGTTGTACTCTCCTGTAATATTAAGTTGTTTAGCCACTCTAGGATCAGAAAAGATCTGACCAAGTGTAGCTCTAACCTCTGCAGGTAGTCTACCCTCTTGTTCCATTCTCACCATGTAAGGAGAAACAACAGGAGTTTGTTTTATAATGTTACCCTTCTTATCTTTTACAATATCAAACTTATAATTGCCTTGAGCATCTGTTTCATATAATTGATCAAATGACCACTTGCCTGGTTTAATAGCATCAAATTGTTCTTTAGCAAACTTCATGATATCAAAGTGAGGAGAGTATGAACCATTAAATGATTCTCCTGGCTTTGTAGAAGTTAACCAAGGTTGAGCTTGTTTATTGAAGTTATATATATTAGCTGGATTAGATTTACCCTCTTCTGTGTCTTTTTGAATTTTAGTTAATCCACTTCTATAAGAAGCTGTAGATGATATAGCATTTGTAATCAATTTATCCTTAGATATTTGTGCTGTCATACCAGCAACAGAATTAACCAACTGTTGGTTAGAGAAATCACCAGCTGCCACTGTCTTTAAGTTATTACCTAATTCACCTAGCTTTGACTGAAGATATTGTTTATCTACATCTCTATACACGTCTACCCCAGCTACTCTATCAATGTAGTTCTGGATTTTTTGCACACCTTGGTTGTATTGAGCCTGTTTGGCCATACCAACCTGGTACATCTCCTGAACTGGCAGTTCCTGGATGTATGGGTTAAATTGTGATAGTTTGTCAGTAAAAGATGCCATAATACAAAATTAATTTAAAATATTAGAATTACCAAGAGCTATAACAAATTTTAGTAATTCACTATAACTGAATTAGTTAGAGATTCTTTAGAGCCTTAACAACTGAGCTATTTCTAGCCTTTGTTTTTCCACCATTCTTCTGCATATAATTGTCTAGTTCACTTAATGATGGAGGGGTAGTACTACTGTCTTTAGTCTTTCTAGTTCCAATAATACGTCCTAATTCATCATATGTAAATGCTGTATCAGGAGCTAATCCTCCACTTCCTTTAGTTGATGTAGCAAATGGATTACCTGAAGTATTGAAAGATTGTAATGCGTTAGCATTAATTGCTCTGCCTTTAGGATCAAATCTGAAATTATACAGATTCTCCATAACAGCCAACTTTCTATTAGCAGCTCTTTGTTGTGCAGTCTTAGCAGCAATAGAACTTAAAGCAGCTTGGGTTTGTTCTTTAGTATTAGATTTAGCTCCTGCTTGTCTAACGTATTGTTGATCAAGGATTTGTAAGTTTCTAAGTTGAGCATCATTTAATGCAGCTCTGTTCTTATCATAAACCTGCATTCTATTTGCTTGATTGATTCTAGTTTGCTCTCCTAAGATTTGATTCTTAGCCTGTAATGTCTGAGACATAATCATTGCCTGTGCAGCAGGATTAGAACCAGCAGCTCTAATAGCAGCTCTAGACTGAGAATCAACAGCAGCAAGTTGATCATTTAAAGAAATGTCTACAGGACTGTCTAACATTGGTTGGAACGTTTGGGCCTGTACAGGTTCTAACTGATTGGTAGCCAATGCATAAAACTCAGGATACAACTGATCTGCAGGTAAGTCTTCGTCAGCGTTAGTTGGTCTTAAGAATGATTCTAAATTAGATAAAGCAGTAGGGCCATATTTTTCAATTCCTTTTCCTAAAAACTTACCTGTTGATTTCAATGCATTCATTAATCTACCACTCTTCTTTGATGTAGGATCACCTGGCATATCTTCAATGCTAGGAGGATAAAATTTAGGACTAGATGAAACTGTTACTTCTGGTAAATTACTGTTTGAATATCCTGCTTGATATGGAATTGTTATAGCATCTTGCTTTGGTCCAAACTGTGGAACTATGCTGTTTATATCAAACTTATATTTTGAACTGGTTATACCTTTTTGAGCAACCATACTTGGATTTGTTTCTCTTTCTAATTTACCTTCAGCTAATTTGTCATTCTTAACACCTAACTCCTTGGCTGTCTGATGAATAGAGTCTTGTACAATACCTGCTTCTTTAATCTTATCAGCATTAATCTTTTGCCAAGCTTTAGCTCCTTGCATCATAACATTTCCTGTATTTAAAGACAGGTGATCAAATGCACTATTCTCATCAGCGTTTTCAATTAGCTTAAGACCTTTATTTATTCTCTTTAATTGTTTAGCATCATTCTTAGCAATATCAGCTACATATGTTTTAAACTTCATTCCTTTTGCTTTTGGATCTCCCATAAGATCTGCTACTTCTTTATTAATTTTCATGTTACCAAATACAACAAGGTTATCACTAGATCCACCATCTTGTAGTTTAACAGCTGGTTCACCACCTTCTACTTCCACTTCATTCTCACCATACTTAGTTTGAATGCCACCATTGTCATGAGATGCACCTCTAAACATTCCTATCTCACCACCAGGTAAATTAGGATTGTATGACATTGTTTCAAAGCGACCCCCATCTCCCACTTCTAATTCACCACCCATAGCCATTTGTGTTCCATATTGAGCTCTAGGCATACCTGGTCTACCAGTGTATAATGCTTCTGCACTAGGAGGAGTATAATCAACCTGAGCAAGATGACCACCACTTCTTAACATATCTGCATCATGTGGAGGTTTTAAAAGATCTTTAATATTATATTCTCCAAACTTAGTAATTGTTTGTGGTTGCCAATCATGACTTACCCATCCACCATTTTCCATGTATGCATTAAGAGGACCTTGTGATCTAGCTTGTTGGAAGGCTAATTGGTTTTGGCTCAAAGCAGTTTTATCTTTCTGTGCTTGTAATGCTCTAGCATCTTTAGCACCACCTAATGCATTACCTGCCACCTTACCTAAGAACTTACCTACAGCAGCTCCTGCAGGACCAAAGGCAGAACCAATAGATTCTCCTACAGCACTACCAACTTGAGCTTGACCTGAGTCTTGGAAGTACTCACCAAACTCTGCTTTGGGCATATGACCACCATGTCTGAATTGTTTGTATGTTTCTTGTAATGGTTCAAATCCAAGATCATCATATATGTCATTTGTAGGAGCATATGTATTCTGAATCTCAGTGGGATTACCACCAATCATTCTACCATTCTGAGCTAGGTAGTTTGTACCTGAACCATAAGGATTACTTAATTGTCCTGGTTGAGTAGGATTATCTTCTGGTCTAACATAATTACGTTGAGGATCTTGCATAGTTTGATTAGCCTGTAAAGCAAGTCCTGATAACTGAGCAGTTTGATCTGCTTTCTTAATGTTTTTCTTTTGCTCAGCAATAGCACTAATTCCACCAGCAATCTTATCTAAGTTTTGAAGAGCACTCATACCAGCAGCTGCAGCTCCACCACCAAAACTTCCTTCAGGATTTTTTGCAGTGGCACCAAATTTAGTAAATCCAAACTCAGGTGGTGTAGTAGCTCCAGTTTGAGCAATAGGAGGATTACCAAAGTCAGTTAACTGATGTAATTGGTCATTGACCATCTTACTACCCATAGCAGCTTTCTTAAACTCTTTCTTATGAGCTTTCATAAATGCTTCTTCTGTTGGGTACTTTTTGTAAAATTCCTTTTCAGACTTAACTCCTGCAATCTTTAAGATTTGATCTTTCATATCAAACGTTTATATGTGGTTTATTTATATTTATTTAGCCAGCCACCTTTTGGATATTCAGTGACATAATCTCCATCAAATTTATAATTCTTTCCTGGTTTCATCAACTTTTTGTCACCAGTATTACTTACACCTAGTACATCATAGTTAACACCTTTCATAGTAATATCATTACCTGGAATAGTAGTTGTTTTTCCTGGGTGTGCCCATTGTCCCATTGAGTCTACAATCTGTCCACCATTCTTCCAGTTTTTAATTGTCTTGTATTTATTAACCATTACATCTGCATCTCCTAAAAGTGAAGGGTTGTTTTCAACAAGTCTTCTAAATTCAGGTGTATTAAATTCTTCAAATGGTAACTTTTGTCCTTGAAACTTTATATAAGGCATTTGTAAATTTGATCCTGTATATTTATTAAGAGTCTCATACGTTCTTTCAAGTTTTGGAAATTGCTCAATTGTTTCATCATACCAAGCAAGAGGACTAAATCCTTCAGCACGAGTAATCTTATTTAAAGTACCCATGTACTCATTTGGCTCAAGTTGTATTCTACCTGGTTGACCACTAGTTAATTTAGCAATACGTGTATTTAACAATGGCTGAGAGTGAACGCTTGTGCTTATTGGTGATATACGTGCTTGTTTAGGCAAATGACTAAATACTATATTCATTTGCTTAGAGCTACTATTAGGGTCTCTATTAAAGAAACTTATATCATTTACATCAACATATGGATCTCCTGCGTCTTGTGAAGTTTTAACTTCTACATAATTCATAGACTTATCTTTGTCTACTATTTTATATCTTCTGTCTATTGAATTATTTATAGGTGATATATCTATATCTTCATATATATTATGTCCTTCAGGATGTGCTGTTCTAAACTTACCTGCATCACTACCTTCACCAATGCGAAAGTTTTCAGGACTCCATTGTTTTTCAGTGGGTCCAGTTCTTGCTTCTGGAGGACGTGGCACAGAACCTGGTCCTCCTCTTAGTTGAGATAAAGATCTCATAGGACGTCCCTCACGAAGATATTGTGCATCTTGTGCAATAATGTCATCTGAAATACCAGAAGTTCTTAATGCCTCCATTCTTCTATTTAACCTTTCATAAGTTAACGTTGGGTTATTAGGATGTACTATAGATCTTGGATTAGTAGCGTCAACAGGAAAATTAGTTTCTCTTCTTATATCATTCATTGCTGCTTGCTGTGCTGATTCTGCTTGAGAATCAACTCTTCTAGCTGATGGATATTCCATTAATTCAGCATATGATGGACCAGGGTCTACTTGTTGTATTCTCTCAAATCTATCTAACGCAGTCATATCCTCAGGGGTTCCTGTAGACTGACGACTAACTCTAGGGGCATATCTTTCAGCCTCACGTGCATTCATCATAGCAAGTTCTTCATCTGTAGGAAACTGATAAGGAGCTCTTGTGCTTTGACTTCCTCGTGACACTGCTTCTGAAAGTCTTTGTTGACGTATGAGATCTAATTGTTGTTGAGATCTTTCTGCAGCAGTTGCTGATTCAAGACTTCTTGTAGAACTACCTAATCTTGGACCTGCAGTTTGTACATTATAACCAAGACGATCTACTGCTCCTTGAGACCAACGCTGAGCTTTCATAACATCTCCTAATGGATCAACTCCTAACGCACCTAATCCTGCAGTCATAGCTAATGTTGCAGCAGCACCACCAATATCTCTTCTAGCTACAGATTCTCCAAGTTGATCTGTTAAAGATCCAACTACGTAAGCTGGGTTTACATACTCATCAAACATTTCTCCCACTCCACCAACACTGCTAGGAAATAGTCTAAGTTTATCTGCTGTATGCCAGCTACCAGGAGTGCTTAGATCCCCCTTTGTATTTTTATTAGCTTGTCTTTCAGCTACTATCTTCTTATCACGTTCTTCTGTCTTTTTCTGGTTTTCTTTGTTTATCCTAGCATTTTCTTCTTGTTCTTTCTTTGTAAGAGGTCTTACAGCAGGAGCCACTCGTGTAGCATCTGAACGCATCTTCTCTGGCTCAAAGTTTATTAACAAACCATCTTGTGCAGAAGCTTTTGTCTTCTTAGCATATTTACCATTACTAGGAGCAGGACTTTGTGTACGTGCGTATGTGAATCCTACAGCACCTGGTAAAGCACCACCCATTGCAAACTGTCCTCCCCATGCAGGAGAATAGTTTCTACCTGTTATATCATAACCAAGACCTACAAAGTCAGGACCTACAGATGCTTGGACATCATTAGGATTGGGTTTCTTACCATAGTTGTCATCAGGCTGTTGGTCTAAAACCATTCCTCCTTGCTCATACTTATTTAACCATCCTCCATTTTTCATGGTGTTATCCTTTCCACATATGTGACACACATTCATATCTTTTCCACTAGAGCTTGCTTTACTCCAGGAATGTCCACATGTGCATTTAATATTATTATTCATTATTTATAAGAGATTTGAGCAGGTGCAACAATGAATTGAGAAACTATATGAGCTTCAGAGCTGTTATCAAGTATATGTCTCACTTTGAGATCTTTAGCTCTCAATGGTTCTTTTTTAAATGATCTTTTTCCATAATCCATATTTGTTTGATTTACAAGCTTATCAACTGATAATGATTCACAACTTGTAATAAACAAAGGTATGGATTTGTTTTTAACAAGACTCCAAAATGTATTGTATTGATAGAAGTTATCACTCTTTGTATACATAATGGTTTTACTATTAGTATTGTATATAGGGTATGTTAAATATGCACTTAGGTTGTTAATAGGCTTTGGTACCAATTCTAATACACCTGTGGACTGTTGCCCATTGTATAAAACAGCTTTGTTAAACCATTGATTATCAACTTGTATCTGAGCATTGTCATTAAATACACCATCTACAAGAGGTAGATAGTTATACACTTTACTGTAGTCTTTTATGTTTTGAAGAATCTCATCATAGCTTTGGTAGCTAAAAGGATATTCAATTATGTATGGTTCTATATTACCATAGAACTTATTATAATTTAATGTGTCTGTTAAGTGTCTCCAAATAGAGCCTGTGTTACATGTTGTATATGTCAAAGCTGCAAGTTCTTCTATAGTAGCAGTACCAATTAAAACTTCTATAAAGATACCATTGCATTTGCCTGCAGATGTTATAATAACACTATCAATAGCATCATCAACGCTAACAGTATAACCATCAATTAAGTTTTGCTTGGTTATATTAGTGCCTAGAACATTACCTTCATTATCAGTGATATTGAAGGGTCCAGTTCTACCACCTGAGCACGTTAATCTTATTATTACTATTTTAGACATATATTAATCAATTACGATGTTGCTGCAGCTGTACCAGCTAAATTACATTGTGGTGCTGCAGTAGTTGTTGTTGTAGTTGTACTTGTGCTTGTGCTAGTAGTAGTAGTGGTTGTAGGGGTACAAGATTCTATACTTAATATTACACCAGATGGATCAATTGTATATGGATTACCATTAATACTAGTATAGTATGTACCTGGAGGATCTCCAAATGTAAACTCTGTAGTTAAACATTGATCATTATATAATTGTGTTCCCACAGTAATAGGTAACGAAGTTACATATAGTGGAGCAAAAAAAGTACCCTCACAAGTACCAAAAGGACCAAAAAGAGTTAAACTAATACCATTACATTCAACTTCAATACCAACGCAACCAACATTAACTGCTGTTCCTTCTAATATACATAGGTTTACTGCTGTTCCTTCTAATGCACATATATTTACTGCTGTACCAGACAAGTTACAATAATAAATTACTGTTGTTGTAGTGGTAGTGGTAGGAGAAGGAATCTCTGTAACAGCTATTGCTGAGATATCACAACTTTCATTTAATCCAGAATAGAAGAAGTTGTTTTCCCCTATGTAGAAGTTAGGCAGGTATGTATGGAAACTCACCCAGCTTTTAGTATTGAAGTTAAATGAAGCAGTCCATGATTTATTACAGAAGTATTCTAAGTCTGTTACAGCTACAAATCTTTTTACTGATGTATTACCAGCAGTTGGTTGATTTACATAAAACTCTTTAGCCACCTCATCATAGAATATTTCCTTACCTGGTTGAGGTATATAGTCTAACTTAGTAATAATTACTCTATCAAACTTGCTATCAAACACACCATGTAAACCAATATTCTTGAAGTTGTTATCTATATCAACATTTGGGAAGTATCTTAATATTTCAAATGATAAATGGTCTGTAAAGAATCTGTTTAGACCAGAGCCAAAGCCTGATATATCTGTTGCTTGGGTACCAGTAATTAAGAATATCTGTCCTCTCTTAGCATCTACAGTTACTTGACCTTGTGGTATTCTAAGCAACATTTTGTTTTGACATCCTACATAACCAAGATCTGTTTCAGCAAAGTCAATAGGGGGTGCATTACCAAATAACTCACCACCTCCTAAATATGCAGATTGAGGATTGCTTGTATCTATTGTTAACAAGTTATTGTATAACAATGTCTTATTCTCAAATCTAGCTAATGTTGCTCTGTTCTGTATACCATCTAATGATACTAAGTTACCATAGTTTTGAGGGAAGTCAAAGAAGCTTGCTGGACGATATATCAACCAGCTATTTATTCTATTATCAGAATAGCTTTCTTGTCTGTCAGAGTATATTGCTCTAAATGGAAAATATGTGTAACATAATTGTTGCACCCAATCTGTAGGCAAATGAGAGAAGAAGTTCTCTACGTTTTGCTTAGTAAATGTTGTATTGTAGTAGTACGTATTGTCAAATGCAATAGGTACTCTGTTCTCTTGGAACCATTGGTCAGGAATACCTGAACTCACGTGTGGATAGTAATCACCTTCTAAGTTATTAAATGCTTGACGTAAGTCTACATTAATAGAAGACTCTACATAATAATAAGGAACTCCATAAGCAAATAGATACATCTTACCATCATAAACATAATTAAATGTTCCTGGTGCAGTGGTACCAATAGGAGGAGTTGTAGATGTAGTGGTTGTACTAGTTGATGTATTATCTACAATGTCATCATTAGGACAGTCAAGGTAATGAGCTTTCACTGATATGATGTTCTTCATTAATGTAGATCCTACATAATAGTCATACAATACAGATCTTGCTGAGTACCAGTATTCTGGATAGGCTATATTACCTATCTCATCATAATAGATATCACTATCATCAGGAGCCTTAACTCTATTATCAATAAAGAATGGAAGCTTAGTTTTGAAACCAAACTTACTAATAAATGTGTCACCACCAAATACCACCTCAACACCACTTGCTGGTAGAGAATTAAATATTCTTTGGAATCCTGTATCAATTGTTTGATAGGAATATATCTGTCCCCACTGTCCATTGTTGATTGTCTTGATTGAACCATAATATGAAACAACCTTTATATCTTGTTGAAATTCAGGGGTTCCACAGTTCCCTGATTCTCCAAGTGTAAATCTAGAATTATCAGAGATTTGACTCACACCTGCTACAACAAGGTTTGGTGTTTTATTAGGATATGGTAAAGCTGGTACAGATCCCACTCCAGTTCTTGTTTCAATACTTTTGGTATATACTGATGATTCTCTGTTCCAGTTATTAAGATCATAATCATCTCCCACAGATTGAACACCTGGGAATACATATTGAGATCTATCAAGTTGTCTTTGTTTAATACCTAGCGTACCAGTTAGAGGATTAGTAGCAGAATTCTGTATAGCTTCACTATAGTCATAGCTAGATATAGAATTAAAAGAATATGCAAAGTTTCTTCTACTAACTCCATTCACATATATCTGTAAGTAAGATTGATATGCTGTGAACATGGCAGTGGCATTGAACCCACCTAGATCAGCAATTGCTCTACTAGAATTCAAGGCATCTATCTGTGCTTGTTTAGTAAGAAGCTTGTACATTGCGTGCTCCTTCACTTGTACAAAGTGAGCTCTACCAGCTCCAAATAACACACTCTCCAACTTAAGAACATTACCTAATGTAGGTTGTCCAAAAGAAGTTTCTGGTGAATTAAATACTTGTCTGTATGGTGACTCATTATTATTAAATCCATCTAACTGAGCAGGATAACATTCAGTATTTTTATTGTTATTATTAGCAACTATTGTGTATCCTGTGCAACCACTAACACGTACAGGAACAGTAGAAGAATTTACTGTAATTGACGTACCTTTTTGTACAGTGATATTTGTCAAAGATTGAGTGATAGGGTCTGTATAGCTAAATGCAGGTGGACCACCAGCACAAGCAAGTGGAACAGTAATTGTGTAAGCTGTAGCTGTAACATTTGTAAATGTAGCAGCTCCACTATTTACAACAGGAAGTGTAATAGAACATATCTGAGTTGTTGCTGTTGTAAAAGCAAAAATTGCTGTCTGTCCAGTGTTGCAATCTGTATATTGTAAATTACCATTAATAGTTGCTGTCACTTTGAATGTATCACATTGAGAATTGTATGCGTTGCTTTTCTCAAGTAAGAAAGGATCTTCGTTAAGATCATTATAAGGATAGTTTGGATAGTAGTAAGGAGTTCCTTCTCTATCATATTTACCCACGTTTCTAAGGATGCCCTTAGCAATAATAGATTTATTTGTACTTCTATTACCTCTCACTATCTTAAATCCAACAATAGAGGCTTTCTCTGCAGCTGTTAAACTAGATGCTTGGATGAGAAATATTACTTGTTGTACATCTATCTTTACACCAATTGGATATACAGCACTAGCTGATTGCATTGTTGGTTGTATCTGTCCACCAGAATATATAATAGGAGCACTCTCAAAGTGAGGACTTACAAGTACATCAGGAAATTTATGATGTCTAATTGGTTCATTAGCAAGGTCTCCCCATACATCCACATTACATGGATACAGATCTGTAGATTCCCAATATGCAAAGTCTCCAGATTGATATGGGTATGCATCTCCTATCTTTTCAGCATCTGTTGTAGGAACAGGATATGTAGCTGTTACACTAGCTGTATTATATATTTTCCAATAAGGAGCACTAGTTCCTTCTCCAATAAAGTCATTGTTAGTATTTGGTACAACAATTAAATCATTAGATGTTGATGCTCTACCAGGAATATGGAAACCATCTGTTTGTTTACCATTGTCTAATAAAAAGACTATCTCAAATGCATATACCTCATCTCTTAAATAACCTCTAAGATTGGCAGTGTAGAAGCCATCAGCATACGTATTGTTAGCTGGTAGCTTATATGTCTCCCATTGAAGTTGAATTTGATTAGCAATACCTTGATAGTTAATTCTATCAATAGATGTGAGGTTATCCCATACAATAACATCCTGTACGTTTGTAACATCTTGAGCAATATCATAATAAGCAAACTTCTCAAGTATGTCATTAAGACTCAAAGGAATTTGAGTTATGTTCTGACCTGTATAAGTGATTGTTCTAGACTTATCTTGTATATTGTAAGTTCCTACAAGTTCTACAGTTGTGCCATTATTTATTGTTTTAATGACAGCCAAGTTAAAGTATTGGAAGTATCCTGTAATATCTATGTCACTGATACTCAACACAATAGAGTTTCCTACAGAGTATTGAAAGTCAGGTGTTGTTATCTCTGTGTTTGCAATAGATACAGGATTAGTAATTGAGTAGTATGATGTATATGCATCTCCTGATGCATTACAATATTGAATAGCAAATTGATAAGCTCCTGCTTTTAAATCTCCACCTACAACAATATCAGTAACATCTAAGTTAGGAATTGTGAAGTTAGGTTGCACCTTTAACTTATTACAGTCTAACGTTGCTTCAATATCTGGATCACAATTTTGATCACCTGTAAATATGGTGATATATGGAATTGAATCAATATTAATATATCTTCTTGGATTAAGACCATCTGTCCAATAGACCTCAGTGGTACAGTTGGTAATCTTATGTACAGCTTTATGAATAGGATAGTTGATGTCAAAGTTCAAACATGGAGAATTTGCACAAACTGTTAATTCTGTATCAGGGATTGGAGTACATAATAAATGATATACACAGTCATTGTTATTCATATACCCTATCTCACTTCCTCCTGTTTCAGGATTAGCTAAGAAGAAGATGTGTTTATTTTTCTCTTGAATGAAGTGTGTACCAATAAGTTGGTAGCCTTCAGGAAAATCTAAACAAGCTTCATTTGAAGGTTCATTCTGATAGTTTACAGAATTAGAGTCAAAGTTCTCTAATGCTGCGTTTAGGGCATAAGAAAGTTTCCCCTTCTGTATTTGATTTACAGAAGAGTCCATGTCTAGTCCCACTCTACCAAGATTAAATTCTTGTCTTACACTAGAGGTGCCTTGATTATCTGTTCCATCCATGTCCATATCTTGAGCTTCTGTTTGGTAATTCATATTGTGCAAAACGTTGTAAGTCATTTCTTACACGTCTTTGCTTAGTCCATGCATCCTGTTTCTTAATCTCAATCATTGCCATTATAAAAGCCTCATCATGTAATGCTTTATAGTAAATTAACTTCTGTTGTATTTGTTGGAATGTTTCATCAGTTAGCTGATTAGACAATGTTTCAAACACTTTATATTTAAGGAATGCCTCAACAAACTCTCTAATACGATAGTTGTCTGGAATCATTTGATTACCAACACAATCATACTCTGTAGCATAGAATATTAAATGCACCACTCCATTTCTGAAGTTGGTAACAAACTTATTATCTCTAATATCAAAGCTATCATAACCAGCAGATCCTGGAGTAAATTCTCTAATAGGAGGAGCAGTTTGATAAAACTCCCAAGCATTTGTATAAGTTACATCACAGTTTTGTCTTGCAGAAATGTTACCTGGTTTTAATAAGTATTCATGTGTGAAAGCTCTTGTTCCTTGTTGATTAGTTTTATATACAGCAGGAATGATTACAGGTAGACAACTACCATCACATTGAGGATTGATACAACCATGATCATGTTGACAATCTACACAAGGAGTACCACCCACTGTTACAGGAGTTACCTGTATTGTGGTTTGTGAAACTGCTTGAGAGTAGAATGAATTGGCTGTTTGATATGGATAGCCAGCTGTTGATGTACACATCCAAGCTTCTCTTACAGCGTAAAAGTTATCTGGGAGTCTAGCTTCAAAGTCTTCTACATATAACACCTCTTCACTAATAACATAAGTTGCCCTACCTAACTTCTTAAGACATTTGTCTAAGTAGGTGGGAAACAATAAATCATCCACTGCTCCTGTGTCAAAATAAGACTTTAACTCTTCCTTAACAGTTGAATAAACTGGATCAGGAGAGACAAAGTTATACTTGTAATAATATGACATGTTATTTTATTTTTTCCACTCACAGTAAATGTTTTGGTATTTACTGTCAGTTTTTATGTAATGGGATAGTAATCTAGATGTTGTACGAGAGGGCTTGAAATACCAGAGGTCTATGTTTCTTATTCTTGTAGATTCTTTGAACCACATCCAACCAAAGAAAAACCCTTCTGTATGATAGTTGAAATTGTATATGCGTTTACCTTTCTCCTTAGTCTTTTTCCAATCTATAGGTAAGTTAACTACTTCTTTACCATCAACAGTTTTTAGTTTTCTCCTTTTCTTTTTGTTGATGGAAAACTCTCCAAAGCCAAAAGGAAGTCTTGCTTTCTCTCCTGTTTCTAGAATGTAGTTTTTAAAATACTCATTGTATGAGTATATGATATTCTTCCACTGATCAAATGTAATTTTTAAAGTGGGATTCTTATTGCAAAAATTATTGTAGTTTTCTTTACTAGAACTTCTCCAATCTATCTTTGTACGCATTAGTTGCTTGGTTTTACAGCATTTGGTGCCTGCCCATCTGCACCATCGTCAGATATATCTGTTTTAAGTCTAAAGTAAGTAGATAACAACTTTTGAGAAGTGAGCTCTAACACTTGCTTCTCTAAATATCCAGGACATCCATATTCCTTATCTAAAGGATTCATACAGACTTCTTCTATAGGATATACTATACTACCACAGCCACACTCAGGGAACATTATTTCATTAGGTACATCTTCTTCAAAGAAAGCAGATATTCTTGTTGCCTTTAATAATGGATTGTTAATATATAAATAGCCACCATTAGCTATCCAATAGTATTGTTCATTCTTTATAATAGGAAGTTTCAATAAGTTTAAATACCTATTGATTGTAATCTCTTTAAATCTTTTACCTTGACCACCCATAGCGTTGATAGAATATACACCCTGAATTACATATTGATAGTTTCCTTCAGATATGCGAGGAAGTTTATATCTGCTTCTTGCTACATTGCATGGATCTACAAATTCACAACATTCAGAAATAGGAACCTCTACCATCTCTAAACAAGGGATGGTAGTAAATAAAGTATCAGTGGCCCAAAGCTTTCTAAGATTTGTTTCACGCTTAACCAATAACTGTGTGTTGTTCTTAATCTCAGATGCCACCACCCTATCAGTGATAAGGTTATCTGTGGATAGCAACTTGTGCATTCCACGTACATCTGAAACTAATTTCCTTAATGTTGCCATTATAAATACTGTTTGAATATATTTGTCATTCCATCAGTCTCATCTATCAAGAATGCTGTCACTTCTGCTTTAGACATTACGTGACCATTCTTATCATCCCAAAGACTCTTTGCATTTGAGAATGCTGGAATTTGGTAAAATTTAATACCATTAAAATCATGACTCACCTCGTGGTGTTTGTCTCCTGTAAATATATAGAAGTTATCATAATCAGACCAGTTGTTCTTAAACTCAATTGGAAATATACCAGCAAGCTTTACAGGCTTAATAGCATCTCCATGGTTAAACATCATTGCTGTATTACCATATCCTATGTATTTTCTATATTTAGGGCTGATGTTAAAGTCAGCTCTTTCTTCTTTTCTAAAATACGTTTGTAACCAATTAACCATATGCCATCCTACAAACTCATCATGATTACCAGCTACATACACTACGTTAACATTTTTAGCATATTGTAATAACATTGTAATTACAAATATTTCATGATTACATATCTTAAGAAATCCTTCATGATATGTACCTATGTTAGTTTGAGGAGTTCCTTTTGTAGTGTTGTTAGTATGCTCACTGTTAAACTCATCTGAACCAATTATGTAAGTGATGTGATCTAGATTGTTAGATAGTTGAGCTTGAGTTAAAATAAGTTCTGTTTTAAACATCATTCTAGCAAACCTTTCTTCTATATCATTATTTCCATCTATGTCAAACTTATTCAAATGTGAGTCTTGTTTATTAATAACTAAACAAGCATGTTGCTTAGTTGGAACAAACTTAGGACTTATAACTGCTTGACTTACAGGCTCATATGAAGCTAAAAAGTCTACAAAACTATCTTGAAAAACTTGCTCTGTAGACTTCTTTCCTAACCATGCTTTGACTTGCCAATGAGGATTTCCACCATTCCCCCAGAAGTTCTGTACATATTTAGTTATTTCCCATTTCTCTGTATCTATCTTACACTTATTAATTAACTCATCTAAGCTCTTTACTTCTTCGCTAAAATTAGCTACCACCTCTCCTGTACCCTTTACAAGGTCTTCTGTAAACTTAACAACCCTATCTTCTAAGTCTGTTATATAGTTTCCAATCTCTGCATTTTCTTGAGCCACCTCTTCATTTCTTAGTTCTTTTAGTAAATCATCAACCTCTAATTCTGTAATTCCAAGCTTATCAGCGTAGAACTTCTTGCTCTTTTTCCAATGTAGAATGTCTTCTAACTGTTGTAGTAAGGGTTGGTTTTCAGGCATATGTAGCTAAGTTTAATTAAAATTAGCGTAAAGATAGGAACTATTTCTGATATACCCAAAAATTTACTAACTAATTTAATTATATAGAATAACTTTTTTTGTTAGAGTTAAAACAAAAACCCCCAGCCTAGAAAGGCCAGGGGGTACTCTGTAAACCAACAAACAGGGTTTTTGATATATTAAGTGTTAATCTATTAACAGCTTACATAGTTTGTAAGTTCTCCATTAACATCTACTTCCACTGCATAATCAGTACCACTTCTGGTTAATTTTCTCCATCCCACTGAACCAACAAATGGTGTTGTCAAACTTGGACTATCATAGAAAATCATTGTTACAATAGGAACAGTATATCCAGGTAAAGCATAAACAAGACTTGTTGTAGTTGAACCACTACAAGCACTAGCAGAACTACCTGTAGCTGAGTTATCAATTGTATATTCCACAGGTCCTGCTACAGTAGTTGTTGTAGTTGTTGTACTAGTACTAGTAGATGTGGTAGATGTAGTTGTTGTGGTGGTTCCTCCAGAAATAAGCATGTCAAGAGAGTTGGTACATGTTGCCAAAGAGGTCACTCTAATAATAGTAGCTCCATCAGGTACACCTGTTAGGGTGTATCCTGCTTGTAAGGCTGCTTTTGATATACCAGAAGCTAAGGGTGTAGTGTATCCATCTGCATCTGAATAGATGTCAAATGGGCCTGTATCTGCCCCAGCTAGGGTTAATGTTACTAAGACTGTCATTTTTTAAATTGATTTTGATTGGTTATGGACATTGATTCAATAAATTACAAAGAGCAGTTTGTAATTGTACACTATTTCCAATAGCAGTTAAGATTGTTTGGGCTAATAGTGTTGGATCTAAATCAGCGTCTATCTTTTGGAGAGCCACTGTTAAGTTATCATTTGTTTCTATACCTGTATTAGGAAGATTAGGGCCTGTGTATTTTATATTGTTTGTACCAATACAATAGACAGGACCTGCAGTTTGTCCTTCTGGGGTATAACATGGATTATAAATATTAACCATTTTTTTCTATTAAGGGATGTACATTATATAATATGCAGCAATTACAGGTTGTATGTTTAAATGAGCTCCATCATTACCTGTAGGGTCAACTGTTATAGCCACATTATTAGGAGCATTGGAAGTCACTGTAATTCCAGTGGTAGCTGTTGTTGTTTGAACATTAAAAGGGCTTCTGTTTACAATACCAATATTACCAGCACTATCCCAACCTTCTGGTGAATTGCCAAGATAATGACTATGACCAGGGTCGTTCAATGTAACAGTTGCTGTACCTAAAGCATTATGTGAGTGGGCTGGCAATTGTGAAGGAATAAGCACTATTGTGTTTGCTCCTGCTGTACCAGATAAAGCATAGTTAGGGTTGCCAGCAAAAACAGGATTAACAGCAGCATCAAGACCAATTCCTACAGGAGGTACACTAGCAATAGCTCCTACAGCAACACGTCCTCTTTTATCAGGAGTGCCATTTAAGCCATTGCATAGATACACCTTATTGAAACCATTTGCTGGAATACCAGCACCTGTTCCATCAAAGTCAGTCAATGACCCATAATATTCATATGCTACAAAAGGAACCATCTTTGAAGACTGCTGGGTAGAACCACCTGCTTGACTAGCTAAATAAGCAGCAATTAAAGCATCTAGGTCTGCAAGCTTAACATAGTTTGTATCTAAGTCTAAAGTAAGAGCAGCTAAGTTAGCTTCAACTATACAAAGCTTTGTTATAACAGCTTGTAATACAGCATGTGTATCACTAGAGTCTGTTACACCACTTAGACAGTCTACATCATAATCAGCATTCAATATAGCAATTTCAGCTTCTACAGCATCAACTTGTACTTGTAAATCACAAGCAGCTCTTACTAAAGCAGACAACACCTCAACTAAGTTAGGTGTTCCTACTGGTAAGTATTGATCTACTAGTTCACAATAATAAGCAGGATTGATAGTTATGTCAATACCTGTTCCATCTAAGAAGGAAACAACAGTATCAATTAATATATTCTCTACAGTGAGCAATGAGTCTCCTGTTGTAATACCCAATGCTTCAGAGCCAATACCTGTATATCTAACACATTGATCAGATACAATCTCTACACAGCCATTATAACAGGCATCACAAGGTCTTATTGTTGTAATGGTAGAAGTGGTACTTGTAGTAGTAGTAGTAGTGGTATCTTCTGGCATTTTATAATTTATTTATGAATTAAAATTTTAACTCTACTAGCTATTCTTTGTACAGAGAAATGGTTGGCATAGTCTGGATTACAATACTTGTATGTTAGTATTCTTTTGTAATTCAACAACTCACCAATTGGACTACACGCAAGGCTATAGTTCATAGAGAATATGATATTGTTATATTGAATCTTAGCTAACTCAGTTAGCTTATAGTCAATATCTTGAAGCAAGACAGGGATGCTTGCACATTCTATACAGTTAGTTAATCTTGGCTGCAACATATTTAATAAGGTTTGTAGCTTGTTTAACAGCAGCATTGCATGCTGAACATAAGCCATTAATCAATTGACATCCACAACCAAATTTAGCTCCACAGTTTCTACAGTTTGCCATATTAATAAAAGTTAATGATGTAATTATTTCCAGAACAACCACAGTTGCTCCTAATAAAATTGTTTAACATATTATTTGCTTGCATATAAAGCTTATTAGCAGTATCTATAGCACAGTTGTTTGCAGCAGCTATTGAACCTGATATCATATAATAGATGCTAGTCAATGCCACTTTTGATTGTGTTTTGATAGCAAGATCACATTCCATTAAATCAAGTTTCATAAAAGCATTATCAAACTTCTCTTGTATAAGCTCAGTACGCATGATGTTTCTTTCTACATGATACGTAATAGCAGGTGCCACTGTATACCTTAGATAGTATATACCATCTGGTAGAGGAATTAATGGTTCACCTACAAGACTAAGTCCTAAAGATGTAGAATTGAATATATTAAAGTCATTTGGAACAAATGGTAAAGATACCACTCCAAAATTGGGTACTGTTATTTCTATTGTAGGGGAGCTCACAACAGGAGGATCTGTGTCATATGTTGAAGCGTCAGCAATACCTAGTGTTAAGGTATTGTAAGTTGGTATTACCAATATATCTAAGACCATGTTATTTAAAATAAAAATGCCAGAGGATTTGAGAATATCCTCTCACCCTCTGGCATAGGTTAATATGATAACTACCTTACTATTAAGGAATTAAAGTAGTTGTTGTTGAAGTACTAGGCCATACAGTTGTAGTGGTAGACGTTGTTGTAATACAAGCGTTATCACTAGCAACAGTTCCTAAAGCAGCTTCTAATATAGCTTCAATTGCAGCACTTAAGCTCTGAGGACTAGCTATAATTACAGTGCTATCTTCCATAATGTAATCACCCCATTGATAAGCTGACTTGTCATACTCGTTAAACTTGATGTAGTAGGTATCATAGGTAGTACCATCTGTTACCCAACTTTCAAAGTTTTCATTATAACCAGCCATTCTGTAAAGATGCTTTAAGTAACCAGCTTGGTAGCTATAGAAATTCTTTTCTAATTGTTGAATTTCTGCAGAAGTACCTAGAGGGTAGCTAGAGCGTTGAGTGATAACAGGTTCAGCAACAAAGTTACATCTGTCAGCCACAATAAAGTCAGCAGTAGTTGCAGGACCAGAATACACAAATGTGCGGAAGTAAAATCTGTCATACTCCCAAGGGAATGCAGCAACGTCACATGGTTGACCATATTGAGTTAGAGGCTTACCAGAGATAACTAATTTAGCACTTGCATCATTACCAACTCTTTGGAATTGATAGAAAGTGTTAAAGCTAATGTTGTCTGGGTTATCACCAGGAGCTTGTTGTGTTAACTTGATGATAAATTGATCAATTAATGCAGGAACGTCTACATCAGTGCAAGGATCACCACCACAATCACAACATGGAGCTTGTACAGTTACACTACGAGTGAAACCATTGAAGTATAATGTGTCAACGTAAGAAGAGTGACCACGTAACGTTAATGTTACGATCTCACCACATTTTACTGTCCAATCACCAACTTCAGTTACTTGGTTAGCTACTGTAGCACATCCTGTAACTTTGTACCATTCTGTTACATTAGATTTGCAAGAAGAACCTGAAGGACATCCAGAAATTTTATCTGAACGCTTAGATCCTTGTAAATAAGTGTTTACTCTACCTTGAGCTGCATAAAAATAGGGGGATGCTGCAATGTTACCAGCGTTAGCCACTGTATAATCACTACGAAACAATCCAAATTGACCAGCTGTTAAATCTTGTGTTGAGCCAGAGCTAGGTAAAGTATTGCCTACTGGTACAACAAAGAGCGTGGTTAGGGAAAAATCTGCCATTTTGTTTTATTTTAAATTGTAAAAAATTACTCGTTTGTTTGTATTCTATATATAGAGCTTTGAACAGCAGATTGATTTTCTGTGTACATTGCTAAATTTTGTACTGTAAGATCTAGTAACTCATCTTCAAGATAGGTTTCTAGTTCACAAGGAGAATCAATTGAATTTGTGCCATCAAATCTAACGTACCCAACTTTATCTATGTATTGTGGGTAACGCATATATGAAATGTATATATTAGTTGGTGTAAAAGTACCATCTGTAAATATAGAGATTTCATCAGAAGATAAGGAATTGAACGTTTCTTGATATTCAAAAGATGGTCTATAGTGAGTGTTAGTTAAACAAAACTGTAGATCACCATGTTTAGCAAGATCTCTATTAATCCAAATCTTTCTATCTGTACACACTCCCTTGTCTGCCAATACATAACTATCAATATAGAACATGTATTTAGGAGTGAGTAAATGTATGTTTGCAGACCATTGATTTAATTCAGCGTTCTTAATTGTTAAGTTAAGAGGCTGATGGTTATAGGTCAACACCAGACTTTGTAGGTCTTCATAACGCTTTTTAAAAGAGTCTAGACCCATTCCTGATACAGTACTAAAACCATCAACCTTTTGCTTTATAAGTTTTATCTGAGCTTCATTCAACGCTAGAATTTTATCTTCTAGGTTGATTTGTTGATGTTCATTTGTTGATAGTTTATTTAGTTTCTGATCAATTTTGTATAATAAACTATCTACAGGGATCATAATGCAGCTATTTTTTTACCTTTTAATTTACCTTCTAAAATCAATAATTGATCTTGATTATCATCATCTGCTAAGAACTTAACTAAATCATCTTCATCCTTAGCTATTTCAAACTCACCTTCATAGATCTTACCATTTGGTTTAGCTCTATATACTGAGTGAGCAACTGCTTGTTTAACCAAGTCTTTAATATGGAGTAAGTTTTCCTTCATGTCTGCAAATCTGTTAAACACCTCAATTGGACTTAACCCTTGATATTTGCCATTCTTGAATTCTGTTTGTTTTAATAGGTTATCCACCTGATTGTATACAGATTCTTCTTTTGAATCATCTGATATTGGAAGACCAAGTAGACGAGCTACCTTCTTCTTCTTGTCAGGAGTCATATCATCAAACTTGATGATTGCTTTATTAATAAGTTGTTTCTTTTTAAAGATCACTTTACTTTCAATCTCATCATCAGCAACATAGTATTGAACGTCTGCTGGATATTCACCACGCTCCCAAGCTTGATAGCTAGAAGCAATTGTTGGATGAACTCTTAACCATGAGAATGCTAATTCTTGTAATGGAATACTTAAGTCATAATAATTATCACCATCTGACAATTTAACTGGTTGCACGTGCAGAGAGTCATCAACAGAAGTTGATAAGCCATAATTCCAGAACTGAGCACGAGGATTTAAATCAACGTTCAAAGCATCTTCAAGCTTTTGTTTTAATTCTGTTACTCTTTCAATCTCCATCTCTCTTTCAAGAGGATCAGAGATTCTTCTGATGTAAGCAGCTTTAGGATCTAACCCTGTTCTGTACTGACCATCTAACTCTTTGTAAGGATACTTAAATACACCTGTACCAGGGATTCTTGTGTAACCTTTCATTGCAAGTCCACCTTGCATTGTCTGCAATTGTGAATTATTGTACTCTTTCTTAATAGTAGAGATTTTTCCTATCTTACCCATATGTAGTTGTTTTTTTTTTGGTTTATTTGCAGATGGCTCCCATTGAAGGGAATGCAGTGGGGCATGTAGCCCAAACTCATCCATCTGTGTGAGAAGACTCCCCCACTGGGAGGAGTGGGGGGGAATTCTTCTCTGTATTTGTAGAGCG